TATCACGGTATGATTTGTCTTCTTGTATCCCTTCTTTGGTTAGTATTTGTGTTGGTGTTGCATGTGGTCTGAACTCTTCACACTGTTGTATAATCTCTTGTAGGACTGGTTGTGTGAGATTAGTATGAAAGTAGTTGCAGTTAGCAGCAGAGAACAGTTCAAGATTGGGATTTTTCTGCATACAACTCTTCCATTTCTTTCATATTAACATAGAAGATATCTTCTACATTGTCAGGGTCAATCCATTCAACAAACTCTTCTGCAACAGCAATAGCATCTTCTGAACGCTCTTTCGACATAAGAAACTTGAAGCGACGTTCTCTATTCTTGAGAGTCTTGTCTACTTGAGTGAAGAAATCGTTATTCATTTGATAGTCAGGATGTTGGAGAGGTGATCGTAGGTAACGAATTCTTGTTTGGTATTGAGTGCAAGTCTCAAACCTTTAGCAAACTCATTAGGAAACTTAGAGAAATAACGCCAGTATTTGTCTGGGTCAATGTCGTTTGGAACTGGTTTGAATGTTGTTGATGTCAGTTGTTGGAGTTCAACTAATTCTTTGACATGATCGGAGATTAAATTCACTTGACGTAGACCTCGTTGTTTTGTTCGATTGTGAGTGCTTGTGCTTGTTGTAGTAGTTGACACATATGTGCAACATGATCTACATCTTCATCATTTGGATTGAAATCATAAGACGTAGACCAATCAGGTGTGCCGTCATCATGAGTATAAGCACCAAACATGTAACCATCATCTTCAATAGCAAAGACGTGTGGATAAGTAACAAGATAGAACTTGGGACTAGTCATCGATCTGTGTGGTGGATGTGTTCAGTATACTATGTATTGGGCAGGATGTCAACCCTTGTAACCTGCATTGCGGTAGAGATAACCGCCTGCCCAGTCAGCATGTTCCATCATCATCTCACGCTCTTTGATGATGAGCATATTGAATCTTACACCCTTGGCAGGTGCTTTGATTGATGCTGGTTTGTATACTTCACCAGTCTTACGATCTACAAAAGCATGAACAGAACGTGAACCATTTGCATTCATCATGATCTTGTGATACTTTCTACCTGTATCAACTGTAAAATTATAACCACAACGACCATCTTTCAAGTCATCAATACATGCTTGATGATATTCTTGCTTATCAGTTGCCATAAAGAACTCATGACGACGAATTGACTCGTTGATGAAGTTTGAAACCAGTGCATCACACAACTCAAAGCAATACTTAGTGATATTGATTTGATTGGTGTTCTGTGCATCCTGCTGAGCACAGAAGTCAGAAAACTCTTTGTTCAATGAAGTGGTGGTCATGTGTTTTGTGCTGATGTGAATAGTATAGGGCAGATTAGGCGTTGCGGACCTCACCACCGACCACTACGTCAGCTGGCACACGAGAGACAGTGTAGCGACGGATCTGCTGTGAGAATGGACGCCATGCCTCCACAGTCTCACCCACAATGCGATCATGCTGACGATCCATGCCCTTAGCAGTGGTGCATTTGCCACACTTGCGGAAATACACGATGGGGTGCTGGGGAGCATCAACAGTGTCGATCTCGATCTTGTAGAAGCAGTGCTTGACGACTGTGGTGGTCATGTGGTGTGTCCCGTGCTGATGAATATAGTATAGGGCATTCGGATGCCCTGTGGCGGTTCAGTGGACACTTGTCAGGCTGGTCTACGAATGGGTCTGTCAAACAATTTCATCTGATAACCTTCCTTCAGTGCATGAATGATAATGTTATCGTATGAATGTGATCGTAGTGGGATGTGTCTATGAACTAAAAAGTCTTCACAGTCTTCTGCAATTGCCTCCTTAAGTTCATGTGGCATTCTGTCTAGAAATGAGCGATCAATCATTGTGATAATGGTGTAACGTTTCTAATTATAAGTCATGAATGCCTGACATTGCAATAATTTTATGATTTCTTCTTAAACTTACGTCGTCCTGATAGGTATTGGTAGTCTACACTACGTTGTTCATATTTAATACCAGCAGCAATCAACTCATCGATCTTCAATGAACACTGCACACGTCGTTGTTTCTTACTATCAACCTTGGGATTGATCACATACAATGCACTCTTATCTTCTATCTCTTCTTTGAACACCTTACGTGATAGTTTTGTCTCTTGCTGTGCTTCCTTACTCTTGGTGATGCTCTTGATATATGATACGAAAGCATCAATATTTTCTCTCTTCATCTTACCCCACAACACATCATAGTCTGATGGTGTGATATAAAACTCATACTCAGTATGAAATGTCTTGATATCACCTACTTGAACATATTGTCCTACAATAAGATTATATTCCTGATGCTCCATCTTCTTCTGGATATCACCACAACAAATAGTATTGCTACCAGTAGACTTCACACTACCATTATAATCAACAACGATGCCATCAACTAAATCAAACTCATCAGTATATCCTCCACCCTTGAGCGCATCATACTCATCCTTAGTGTAACCAGTGCGCTTCTTGATTACATCACTCTCGTAAGAGTTACCATGTGCTTGAACTTCCATCAGGCAAACCCTTTTTTCTTCTTGTAGTCATGAACAACCACCACTTGATTAGTGATGATAGAACTCCACCAATGATTTCTCACGAGTTCATAGTCATGAAACGTTCTGTTTCCAAGAGTGTAATAGTGTCTGTCGTAGAGTTTGTCACTTGTTTGAGTGAACCAGTCAGAATTAGTTGTTGGTGTCATTGTTCAACAAATGATTTGAGTAGTGGCATAGCAGAGTATGCCGTAGTGTTACCTAAGTCTACTGGTTTGCCAGGACGTTTGTGGTTAATTGGGGCAATGTAACATTGTTTCTTTGTGTTGTAGAATCCCCAGATTGAGACGACAGGATCATTGGTGTAACTAAACCTAGCATGATTCCTAATCCAAATGCCAACGATGTTGGTCTTATGTTCTTGAACATAGTATGTGAAACCTTGTGGTGGTTGATGAGGGAAATCAGTTGGTAGTTCTGTCATTAAAGATCAGCATGGAGCATCTCATCAACAGTCATCTCAAGTTCTGCTGCTCGCAGTTCTAGTTCATCACAACATGTGTCATCATCATGTAGATCAATCATGTCAGTGTCAACAAAACTGAAGAGTTTGTCGAAGAGATCATTTACGAACTGTTTGTTGCTGGATTGTTGAGTCATAGTAGTTCATCATTTGAGTGTCACGCTGCGCTAAGAATAGCAGGTAACATGTGATAGCGACAAAGGCAAAGATGCCGCTCAGGAGATACTGTGTGATTCTCATCAAACTGCCATTGGAGCATACTCGGAGCGTGGCATCTGCTCTACGTTGTAGTTAGTTACCTCAGCACCGTTAGCAATACGCTCTGCCCACTCGTGCTTAGCGGTGAGCATGGTGACAGTGCTGTAGGACTTGAGACCGTTAGCATTCCAGGTGACACGCTTCTGGAAACGCTTGACGACAGTGCCAGACTCTTCAGCGATGAATGCTTCAGGAAAGAAGTCAACTGTGGTGACGAGTGTGGTGAGTTGCATGGGTGTCTCTCGATTACTTTGTAATCATAGCAGCTTCCAAGCGGGTGTTGGGGGGTCTGGTAGACACTTCGACCACTGGCACTCAGCATCGCGCCATTGCTTTCGTGCTGACTTATAGATGGTATCGTTCGCAGCATCATCACGATACATCTTGAAGATTTTAGCAGATTCTGCGTAACAGCACGTCGCATGGTCCGTCTCTTGCGGACGAATCTTGCCATTTTTAGCGTATTTACGTCCAGAATGGTGATTTGCGTAGCGTCGTGCTCTTGTAAACCCCATTTCAAGGAACTTTCTGCACATGTCCATGCCAACAAAGTCCCCTTCAGACATATATTCGTAAAACTTGCGATGCAGAGTCTCCGCACTGACCTGTGCCTCCTCTGGAGTTTTAAAACGCCAGAAAAGACAGAGTTGTGCAGAATAGGGTTGAACTAGCAACACTCCTTGTTCGCCGCGGCCAATACGATAGAGATGACGCTTATCATTCTCTGTGAAGTCAAGTGACTTGTAGTCCAACGAATAATCAAACTCAATCATCAGTCTGCTTACGATTCTTGATAGTGTGTGGTTTCTCAAACTTGAACTTCTTGTTCATTAGTTTGTTCTCATGTCTGATAGCATTGAGAAGATCATTACGATCTTCCCAACACCCGTAGTCAAATTCACCCTTGTCTCTTGTAGATTTCGTCATTGATCTTTTGATGTAGTTTTTGATGCTTCAGGGCAGGAAGATCAATCTGTTCTGCTTCAGCAATAGTATACGTTGTTGTTCTTTCCAGAACAGTTCGTAGGTATACAAGTTCGTCAAGGTTGAGTTGCATTGTTCAGTATGTAATAAGTTGTGGTTCTAACGTTTGTGATTCCTTACTCCCCATGTCATCTCCATTGCTATTGTCAGCAATAGGATGAACACTAGGACGAAGATTGTGCTCACTTTCCAACTCCATAGTCACCACCATCCTCTGCATGTTTGCGTTCAGTTTCATGTAATGCTTTGAGTGCCTCTTCAACCTCAGGAGAATGTTCCCACTCCCACATGTCACCCTTCTCAGTGATTCTGCTCTTCGTGCTCATTTACTTTCCTCAATGTGAAATAGTCGTCATGTGATTCAAAGTCAATCACAGTGTCAGTTGTCCATCCTAACTCCTCTAAGAGTTCATCTGGCAATGGTAACACGAGATCACCATTTTCGTCAACCTCAACCTGACTGTAGTATTTTGAATTGTTAGTCACAGTAATTCCATCCCATTTAACTCGTCTGCGCTCCCAAGGCATCAAAATCATATCTGAGTTTGTAGTCTTTGGGGAGCATATTATATCTAGTAATGTGCTTCTCTGCGTGTTCAAAGCATTGAAAGTGACACACTTTGCTCTCACGCTTGTCATCAAGACGATAAGGAAATGTCTCCCATGGGAATAGTTTCTTATCGTATGATCTAACTGCTACGATATCAGACTTCTTCTTTCCAGAAGTCTTCCCAGTCTTCTTGCGTGGCGGTGTTGATGTTAATGTTTTGAGATTCTCCTCTAGTTTCTGTTGAGGCGATGATTTCTTCGGCGTAGGTGCGGAGGACTTGGTTGAAGTCTTCTTCTGTGAAGTCGTTGAAGATACTTTCTTTGGGGTCGTTTTCGTCCCACGAGATTGTGAACGTGCCATCGTTTTCTTCTTTAACATCAATCATTAATGTAACCGTTTAACTCTAAGTATTTACGAGTCAAGGGAGTTGGTTCATATACTTCCCACATATTACCACCAGCACATGCAGCAAGAGCATTCATTGTCATGTTCTCAGTTCTACCTGCCCAACCTGCTTCTGCTTCCCATGCCACAACATTCTTAGGATAAGTGCGTTCTGCCATCACACGCCAGATGATAGGAACAGAGTCTTCAGGCATGATGATAGCAATTAAACTATTATCAATTGTGCCTGCCATACAATCTTGTGCAGCGTGCCATCCTTCATGTCTCATCACCATCATGAGTGTGCTAGGATTGCCCATGTAATCCTTATTCAGGAAGAAGTTGTTGCTTACTGTGTGATAGACACCACGATGACCTGATGGGAAATACTTTTCATCTGCAAGGAATACATTCACACCAATTTGATTGAGTGATGTAAGCATATTATGGAACTCACCAGTGACACCAGTGAATTCTTCAGTATTAGGATACTGTGATGAGATGTCAAGCATCGAGAATACTTTTACAACACCATCAGTGCATTCACCTAATAGCATACAACCCATGGCATCCATAGAGTTATATCCTTGTGTGATCTTACTATCATCAGCAAGTGCAACTTGTGCTGTGCTGAGTGATAATGCAGCAAATAGTGTAGGAAGAAATCGTTTCATGAATTTAATGCAGAATGATCTGCGACAGTGTGTGATAGACGACGCTCAAGTTCAACGTCATTGATATTGTTTCTGAATGCTAGTGCTTGAGAGTCGTGTCGTGTCTGACTCCACATACAATCAATGAGATATTGAACCTCACCGATTGTTAAATCAACACTGACAGTATCAGAATTCTGAGAGGAGATCTTCGGGGAGGAGTTCATAGATTTGATTGCTAGGCATGTTGTAATCTGCTTCATAAAGAATACGAGTGCGCTCTTCTTCTGTCATCTCAGCAGGGTCGATGATGTCGTTGATCACGTTGTTCATTGTGTAACTCTTGTAATTATAACAGTAGAATGGGGCGGAGTCAGGGGTATAGTAGACACTTCATCAAGTGTCACTAAAGATAGGGATGATGTCAGTTTTTACGTGTAGGGTCTTGTTTACGTGCTGCTCCCATGAGCTGGCGTCCTCTAAATTGTAAAAGATCGCTTCTTGGCGTGTCTTCTTGTTTTTCTTTTGCTTTAGATAAACAACAGCGAATTTCATTTTGTTGTGGAGGATAAACTATCAAATTGACATAATGACGACCCCATCTAGAGTGCGCTGACTCAGGAAGTGGGAGGTCAACAAAGCAAATACTAACGTAGTATTCACTAATAAAACTAATGTAACCTGTGGTGCCACGATACTCAACGGGTTGAAGCAATTCAAACATCGTAGAATCTGTCATGCATGTCTTCCATTTGTTGTTTTAGTTCAATGATGTAGGTGGACATTGATGCCACTTTCTCTTGTAAACCTTTGTTTACATCTTGAAGATCTTTGACAAGATCTTTAACCTCATCAGTGAGTGCATCTGCTGCTTCTTGACTGTGTGCCATTTAAACCTCAGGAACTAAAGTGCAACTTTATCTATGTTATCATACGATTCCTTGATTTCATCAACCTGTTTAGTCATACTAGATTCAGTCATGTCGATCAATGGTGGTCCACCATTACCAAAACCACAACCTCTAGTCATATCGCGACGTAATCGTAGAAGATCATTCACACGTCGCTTCATTCTAATAATCTCTTCTGTGCTGTAGAGATAGTCTTTTTGTAACGCTTTGCGTAACATTTTGATCTCTTTTGTCGGTGTCCACATACTAATAACGTGAGGGGATGGTAGTTTCTTGGATGAATTGAGGTTGACCCAGGTCAGCAGTGCCGTCAGGATTACCTATTAGAAATGCTCTAAGAGTCTTTGCTTTCTCCATATTACTACGGTAGTAAGCAATAGTCTCTTCAATCTCTGATAGAATCTCTTCATAACACTGACGAGCAGATGTCTTGTCACATGTGAGATAGTCAGCAACAGCATTAGCAAGACGTTCACGACGCTGCTTGCTATACTCTGCTGCCCAGTATTCTTTGGTTTCCATTAATTAAACTCCTGGTTACGACGGGTGTCTAGGTATGAAATGATCTCGGAACGCCATTCCATCAGTTCATTGTAGCACTCTTGATTGTGAGCACAGTTTCTGAGTTTGGGGTCAGGTTTCAAAACACTTTCATAAAAAAGTCCAAGTGCATCTTTACGTTTTTGATACTTGTTGGTGTCCATGTTATCCTAGCAGTGACAGGTCAGTTTACCACGTATGGTCAGGGAATGCAAACACGTTGCACTCCCGTTATAATTATGCAACCACACTGGTGGCAGGCATACCGTCAACGAATACTGTGTTGACAATTGCTTGGAGTCTCTTGATAGTAGGAGCACCATAGTTCTTGAACACGGGCACTGTCACATAACCAGTAGACTTGCGATACATTGCAACATCACCAGCAGCAATCTTGCCGTTAGCAATATCAGCAGTATCCTCACGATTCATACGAATCACACGACCAATAGTTTGTGCCATCTCAATGACATCAAGTTGACGCAACATCACAGTGTGAGTGAGACCGTGAACGTTGATACCTTCAGACAGGATGCTATAGTGGAAGATGATAAACTTCTTGTTAGGGTCTTTGCCCCATGCATCGAAGGTGTTGAAGAACTCTTGACGATTGACTTTGGTCTTGTTCACATAAGCACCATACTTGCTGGTGATATGCAGCACATCGTAACCACGCTCACGTAATTGATGCATGATATCAGTCTTGAATAACATAGCACCCATGATCTTGCTCGCAGGAGACGCTACAAGCACCTTAGAAGCACTCTTAACGTCAAGTGAGTCTACTACACCCAATAACATGTCACGATCGTTTACAGCAGCATCTGCACCCTTCTGACGAGCATAGTCTACTTCAAAGGGAAGAATTGTAGGAGGAAGGATGCTACCACCTGCAATTAATTCAGGAGCAGGAACATTCTCAAGAACAGAACCAAAGATCTCACCATTGTTCATGCCACGGTTGCTGAAACGAGTGTGCTTAGGTGTTGCAGTAAAGAAATATGATGCATCAGCACTTAGACTGGCAGCAGCAACACCAACAAAGTGATTACGCTGCACAGCATTATGCGCCTCATCAAAATAACAGCAATCGAGCTTGATACCAGCATCAATGATACGTCCGAGTGAATGATATGTTGTGAAGATAATTACATGCTCACCAACATGGTGACACATGCGAGTGAACAAGTCAATGCGATCAGACTTAGTAGTGCTGAAGTGCTTTGTCTCTCCACTATGAACGTGAAGAACATTAGCATTGGTGATAAACTCAAGGTATTCAGACGATAGTTGAGTTGCTAGCATGATGCGAGGAGCAACAACAACAATAGTCTGCGGAGTCTCTGCGGAACAGAGACGCCTCACTACATCCATGATAGCAATAAGAGTCTTGCCGCCGCCAGTAGGCACGATGATCTGACCCTTGCTCGCATTCTCCATGGCATCGAGAGCACGTTGCTGATGGGGACGGAGTTGCATCGGGTCTGTCTTGCGTTGATGCTATTATTATAGAGCATCAGACCGCGCTGGTCAAGAGTCTGTGACAGTTTACAGACTGGTTAGCGGAACGACTGGAAGTTCTTTGCTTCTCTCTTGTATACTAGCACATCTTCGAGCGCACCAGTATCACTGAATACAAATGAGAAGTCGATTTCTTGATCAGTATGATCAATTAGTGTGCGAATCCATGCCGCATCGTCTGCACTAATCAACTCATATGCTTGCTCAATAAGATCAATCCACTTCTCTCTAATCTCAGACTTGGGTCTTTTCTTCTTGCTCCACTTTAGCGAAGAGATCTGCTTCTCTGCTGCATTTGCAGGGAATGCGTATAATCTATTAGTATAGTCACGACGCAAGTGAACAACAATACTACGATCTAGTTTGTTATGTTCAAACCACACTTTGTGCTGTTGGTGTGATATTCTCTCGATAAAACTATACAGTGTAGAATTCTGTAGCAGTTTTGTAATACGCTGAGGAGTATGTGACATTCCAATAGTATTACCATAGGCATCAAATTTAAACTTGCCGATTCTAATTTGGTTGGGTCCAATCCTGTCGAAGAGGTTCAACATCCTCTCTCTAATACCTTCAATTGGATCTAACTCAAGAGATAACTGATACCACTCTTTTCTATCCATGAGATATTCTACTGACATATCAGTAGTTGCTTCTACCTGCTCAATCTCTTCGTTGTAGTAGATCTCAATAAATTTGGTTGTAGACTTTGGAACAAAATAGTCAGGATCAATAAAAGTATATCCTAGGACTTTTTGTAATCTATCAATTTGTGCATTTGTGAAGATTTCTGGATATTGACTATCCACCAGAGATGTGCATTGTGGCCACATCACTGCATGATTGTGCAGCAGTGACTTATCACTCAAGCGATATACTTTTGATACGTCAAGTTCTGCTGCAAACATTATTCGTTATCCGCTAGTAGTTGACCTTGAGGACTGTATACAGCATAGAAGATATAATCTTCTGGTCTGGTGCATGATTCCTGATTAACTGGGAATAGATCCTCACACCATTCCATTGCCTCTGTTACATTATCACAGACAATAAATGTATACTCAGACTCGTGAAGAGCACCGAAAATATCAACTGGTAGTCTGCTTCTATACAGATCATATGATGCATTGATTGCATCAACATCACTGCTGCTGTTCCAACCAGTAGAACGCAGGAAGATAACAGTTTTCTCTTGACGCTTAGCAGACTCTTCAATAAAGTCTTGCAAGTAATCAATAGTGTAGTTTGCGTGTAGCTCCATTTAACTTCCAGGCGATTGTAACTCTTAATGAATTGAATGTTCTAGAGACTTCTTCTGCATAGTGTGTCATACGTCCATTGAAGAATACTGCTTTATTAGGTGCAGGTTCAGCATATGTCCATTTACCATCACTACCTTGGAATGCAGTCTTACCGCCCCAGGTTTGTTCCCACATATGATTTGCATACAATAGGAATGTTCTACAATCATCATAATGACCATCAGTGTGAGGCATTGCCTTATCACCAAATACATGTCCATTTGCATAGACACGTTCTAACTCTAGGTCAGGTTCATTGGTCACGTCTCTAATAATATTTAGGAGATAGTCATTATAAAATTGTTCGTCATCTAGTTTCATCTCCCAAAATGGGATGTCATGATTTTTTGATACTGATGCATGACCATAACTCCATTGTGGTCTTGCCATGTCTTGTATGATTTGAGCGAAGTCATATTCACCAAAGACTTGATCATAGATTTCCATATTCTCTAATAAAATTAGTTCTTACTTGTTCAAATGGCACAAGAACTTCTTGTGGTGCATCAGGAAACTCTTTCAATAGTTTCTCAATACTTTTACCAAAGTTGAGAATTTGATGACGCATGAAGAAGTCTTCGATAAGACTAGTTGCCCACATGAGTGCAACACGACGCTTACCAGATGTCACAGGTGCAACATAATGCATATATCCTGTAGGATATACTAATGCCGTGCCTGCTTTTTGTTTAAATTTGAATGGCATGTCACCATCAGTGATCACTAGTTCCCCACCCTCATATTCATCAGGGTCATTGAGGAACAATGTGATACTGTGATGTGCTTTTAGTCCTTGAACAGTAATATTGTCAATGTGTGGATTATACTTTCCACCCTCACGATACTCTGTCAATTGAGGAACTGTCATCTCTTTCACAACGAAAGTAGATCTGAATGCAGTAGCATCATTGATACCCTGCTGAATCAGTTCTAAACTCTTTCTAAACTGTGATGTATGCTGAGACATAACGTAGTTATCCTTGACGGATGTGTCTACATTATTCTCATCACGTTGGGAAACAGTTCCTTGTGTAAACTCTGCCTTGTCGTATAAAGAATTGATATGGGTCAGTTGTTGTTCATTAAGAATCTCACATTCATAAAACATAGTTAGTCGTCCAGGATAAATTGACTGCTATCGAAATCGGGGTAGATTGATTCTACCTGCATTAGTTTGATGATGTCAAGAACTTCTTGCTTGACTCTCTTACTTCCAGATGCTCTCTGCTTAGCATACATGAGTCTGTTGATCATTCTGCTATCAAGGAAGTCAGATGATGCATCATCATCATAGTTTGTCCACTGATCAGAATCATCAGGATCCATGAATGCTGGTGGATTTTCTACACCATCATATAGTTTTCTATAGTTCTTAGGATCAATAGGATAAACCTGATTGTATAGAGTTTTAGCAAACTCTAGTTTGTCACCATATTGTTCTGGCGTAGGAATAGCAATAGATCTAATCTTTGATCTCCATGCAATCCACATTGCTTTCTCGCCTTCATAACTATCATCAACATCAGGAAGCACACGCCAATCACTAGCAGATAGCATCAGTTGCTTCTCTCTAGTTCTCTTGATCCACTTAGATTCAAAGAAGTTGATCTCTTTGTCTAGTGCTTGAGTATTTTTAAGTGCAACATCAGTCTTACGTTTAGCAGCAACAGCAAACAATGCCAGTGCTGTGTTATATACTTGGGTTGCTTGTTCTTGACTGCTACTCTTGAATTGATACTCTTGCCAATATAGAGACTCAGACTTGAAGTCATACTTCTGTCTCTTACGTTGCGCCGCGTAGGTGCCGTCATTATAGAAACTAAAGAAATCAAGAGTATCTTCTTCAGTATGCCAGAAAGTTCCGATCATCTCAAGAAATTTAGTCTTGAGTTCCTCTTCAAACTCCTGTGTCTGCAGTGATGCTGTATTGAAATCCGACAACGTTGTAGCACTGTTAGGTGCTTGCAGGATCGTTTTGTTAATAAGATCCAACTGCAGTAGTGGTTTCCTTATGATTGGTGTGCTTGAGGTCATGCTAGTGCCGTCTTGATATACCATCCCGTCAAGATATATTTATCTCCGTTGAACAGTGTGTTTCCTTTGTGGACGTGTGTCATACCTGCAGGAAAGTATACAACTGTTCCTTTTGTAGGACGAATTCTTCTTTTTTGATACAAGAACTCTGTCTCACCACCCTCACCATCAGGAACATCATTAAGATAAATCATCCAGGTAACTTCTCTACATGCATGTGATGCAGCAGAGTTTTCATAATGCCATTGATGATAACCACCAGTTGGTAGTGTCTTCTGCATCTTAACATCAGCAGAAATCATAGGAACATTCTTTAGTTGTCCAAACTCTGCCATATAATGAACCATACATGACTTCAGGAATTGATTAACCTGATATGTCATGCCTTGGTTAACATAGTTAGCAAGAACAGATTGATCCTTTCTTGTCATGTTGCTACCATACTGTGTAGCACCATTCATGTAGTGATCATCAAAGTTTTCCTGTTGCTCCTGTGTATCACCAAAAGAGAAATCTTCTGGTCCAACAAATGAACCACGCTTGTTCAATAGATTTTCAAACCATCCAATACATTGATCACAAAATGGGGCAGGAACAAAGTTTTCCCATACCCCAATAAAATCAGTAAATTCTGACTTGGTGATGTTTGGATCTTGCATCAACTCAAGTGGTCTCCATTGTTGGACCTTACCAACAGTGGGATCTGCATTATGTGCAATTGCCATATTCTAAATTAGTATGCCTTAATTATATATTTAACTTTGTGGAATGGTGCGATGATAGGAACCTTACGCTGTGGATTCATAGCAGCAGTAGGAATTGGTTTGCTGGTATTGTTCCATGAGAATGTTGCTGGATTGAGTTCGATATCAACACCTGCTCCACCATCTGTCGTGGCATTCTGAGTAAACTTGAGTGAGAATGTAGAGTTGAATGTTGCTAGTCCTTGTCTGAATGCAGTAGCGTCTGAGTTGACGTTACCGTAACTAAAGTCAGTCTGTGGATTAGTAACAGGATCTGTTCCTAGTAAGTGAGAGTGATTTAGTGTGCCAGTGTAGATAGACAGATAGTTATCTATTCTAGCACGAGTTGAGTCTGTGTCAATAACTCCACAGTCACCATTGCCTGGAGTTCCATTTTTAGTGAAGTAATCATCACTTAGACTACTGATCTCCGAGAATGGTGAACCCCAGTAGTTACCAAATGCTACGCTGCTGCTACCTCTACCAGGCAACAGATCTAGAAGTGATCCTCTGCCAGAATTTTCAGTTTCTGACTCAAAGTTACCAAAGTTCCAGAAGTTTGCATCTTCCCAATAACCATCATCAACAGCATCTGTGTCACCGTCAGGTCTTCCACTCCAGTTTTGTGAACCACTGGCACTAACACCGTAGTATGCTCTAGTGCCCCATGGAATGAGTGGATCGCCATCATCACTATCAGTTTGTCCACTAATGAGTTCATGTTCGTGCTGTGGAGGACGAACAGAAATATCACTAACAGGACCAATGTTAGCAACAACTTCACCAGTGACAGTGAATTCAACATCTGTCTCTAGTTCTTCAGTTCCAAATGTTCTTGGAGTTCCTAGTGTAAAGTATTCTGATTCTATACCATCACTAGATCCAGCAGGTGCAATAATTTGTTCTAGTGGATCTGGACCAGCAACATCAACATCATCAACATACCAGTAACCACCAGTTGATCCAGTCAGTTCAAATGAACCACCAGCACTTGTAACAGGAACGAATGAAGATGATCCTCTGTTAGAGTCAACAATACCAGCACCTACCATTCTAACATTACGATAGTCTGGAACATTGAAGTTTCCAGTGTAGGATTTAGTTGCAGGAATATATGTAGCGTTGCCACCATATGTGTTACCAATTGCTTCCCACAACCAAGGATAATCTGCGGCAGCAAAGGTTGCTCCATCACATGGTAAGAATCCTGGATATCTTTCTTCAATATCACCATAACCAAAGTTACCATCATTTAGTGGTGTTTCTTTAGTGATAGGAACAACAGTTCCAATAGAGTAACCATCAAACTTAGGTGCTCTATAGTAATCTCTAGCATTGTTAGGATCTTCGCCTGCTGCTGCCCATGATTCAGCATTGAAGAATGCGTTCTTCTCAGAATACCAAACACCAAGATATCCTGGTGGGATAGGTTTAACAGCATAGTTGATAGATCTCAACTGAAATGGAGATGCATCACCAAATGTGATAACTGTTTGACCATAATTTGAGAGTCCTTGAACAGGATCAAGATCTGCATTTCCAGGTTGTTGCATAATAATAGTGATGAATACAGGATTACCACCAGGATCAGGATTAACTGTTCGTGGTCCTACTACTGCTGCATCACCATTTATAGAGAATAGAACATCACCAATATTCTCATTAGTAGCAAAATTGAACTCATTAAACGATTCAGGATTTGTCGCACTAATAGTAATTGGTAGATTGAAACTTGTCAATCCAATAGGACCAATGACACTAGGACCACCAGGAGTTCTATTAATAACTTGGTTGATAGGTGTGAATGATGGAATAGTATCTGGACCAGTCCAGTTTGCTACAGTCCATGTCTGAATAAATCTGTTTCCTACGTTAATACCAACAGTAACAACACCCTGACCAGGAATTACAGGGTTAGTGATATCGGTAGAGTTATCAACAACCAGTTCGATAGTATCACCATTCTGAACTGTGACATTATTGATGAGACCAGAAGAACCACCATTAATACTAATCTTAGGAACAATAGTAGTATCAGCAGGTCTGATTATAACAGGAACAGATAGTCCAGCGTCAAGTCCACCAACCAGTGCTACATTTCTACCAGCAACTAATGTAGAAGAACCTGATGCAACTTCTGATCTAAGACCAGTTTGTCCAGGAATCTGACCAATTAAATCTTGGAATACAAAGTTAGATGGATTATCATCAACACCTTGTCCAGATGTAATCTGCCATACAGAAATACCAGCACCATCACCAACAGTAACACTGAAGTTAACAGTTGCTGTTGGTGTTACTGATGATGTTCCCCTTAACTGAACATACTGACCATTACTTACTGTTAGGTTGTTACCCCATCCAGATGAAAGATTATTCAGAACATCATATCCATCAGCATTAGTAAATGTAGTATTAAAATTAGATACTGCAATCTCTGCACTATTATCAACACTAATGATAGCAGAAGTAGTTAATCCTAGGATTTGTGCAATATCACTATATACAACTTGTCCTAATGGTAGATTGTTTAGTGAACCAAAATCTGGTGGTGGGTTTGGTGTGTTGACTGGAATTGCACCAGTTGTAACATTCCAAGTAGCAGAACCTGTTCCAACAGTAACAACAACATTTTTTGTGTCTGATGGTGCAGAAGAAGATACTATTCTGACCTGAATCTGGTCATTATTAGATACAGTATCGTTAAGTGCTCTAGTCCATGCACCCCAAGAACCATAACTACTGGTTCCTTCGTTGTATAGTCTTAGACGATAAGACCAGTCGTTTACATCAATAACATTAGAACTAACAATCAATGGTGCTTGCGTTCCAGGATCAAGACCAGTAATTGTAATAACTTCTTCGCCTTCTCTTAAAGGATCAGGATCAGTTGCTAGTCCAGTATATGCAACACCATTATCGGGATCTGTGGTTGCTGCATATGTTAATAAAGTATCAGATTCTGCATCATCAACATCCCTAAGGAAGAACGGATCAGGTTCAAAATCTTCCAGTTTAGTTTCAATAATCCAGAAGACAGTAAGCTCGCCAATCTCAATCTTGACTTGAGTAATGTCGTTGAAAAGAGGAGGAGCTTCGTAACGAAACTGGATAGACTGTCCTTCTTCAACATACAGCGGACTGGCACTAAACTGATATGGCATCTGATGTTAAGATTTTATCCCGTTAAGTATTTAGGTCAAATTTGACGAAGATCGTTCCAGTTACTTTCTATATCAGGATCGTTATCATCAAATCTTACTTGAATAGGAAAATTCGATCTGATCTCTGCTGCAACTTCAATATCTGTAACTACAATAGGATCACTAAGAACCAATGACTCATCAGGTGCTGCAATCTGATCAAGTGGTAGTTCATCTAAGTTATCAGGAATAGTAATATTATCAGGTGTTTCATCGACAACTACACCAACGCTAGTGTTCTGAGGATTCGTTCCACCTGCACCACTAGCAGTAGCAGTAAATGCAACAGCAAATGTTCCATGTAATGTCCATGGAATATTAAATGTTGCTGTATTGGTTATTGCTGTTCCAGATTCGTCGGATGCTGTTCCTGGCAGAGAAAGACTTTCTGTTATATTTACAGCATTACCTGTATTTGGATTTCTTTGCGTATAAATCGCATTAATAGTAACACCACTGGTTGCATATCTATATGTCATATCAATTGACAAAGTATCGCCATAGTTAATCTGCAGTGGTGGATTATATGACAATTCTGGTGGTTGATTCACAGTAACAGTAACACCATCAGTGTCTGATCCACCGAGACCAGAAGCAGATAATGTATATGTGGTTGTAAGAGTTGGTTGAACGTTTGTATTACTTGTAAGCAAAACTCCACCAATACCTTGATCGATTGATGCACTGCTTGCATCACCAGTCACAACCCAATCTAGGTTTGCAAACTGTCCTCTAGTGATAGATGTAGAAACATTTTGTCCATCTGCTCTCAAGTTAGCAACAACTGGTTGATATACGGTAAGAATTGCTTGGGCAGTATCATTACCTGCTTGACCAATAGCAGTCAATATGTATGTGGTTGTGGAGTTTGGACTAACAACTCTAGTATCTACAGCAGAGACAGCACCAATTCCTGCATTAATACTTTGAGACTCAGAATCTATTACACCCCAGGATAGAGTTGCATTTTGACCAGCGATGATACTTGTTTTATTTAAATTGAAATAACTAATCTCTGCAACCTTTAGATTATACTGCAATGATCCAAATCCATTGCCACTCACACCACCTTGTGCTGTTAATGACAAAATACCAGCGTTATAGCGAGAAGTGCCTCCGCCGCCACCGCCACCGCCAAAATTACAGTCAGTGCCAGCACCGCCACCACCGCCACCAGTGTGACCACCGCCACCTCCGCCGCCGCCTCCGCCGTCTCCACCACCTTTATTAGCACCAGCACCACCAGTTCCTAGACTAGGGTTTGCATTAGCAAATCCACCAGCACCACCACCACCGCCTCCAGGACGTTGGGGACCACCACAAGAAAAGGATCCACCTCCACCACCACCACCGCCTCCAGCGGTGACCACACGAGCGCCTGAAAGACGAAAAACAGATGCTGCTCCGCCGCCTGCTCCACAACCAGACCATCCACTAGTTCCATCATCACCACCTTTACCGCCGCGACCAGTAGATCTACCTGCTAAGTTACCACCAGGACCACCAACAGCAGCACCAGATCCACCAGGACCATTACTTCCTACAGCTCCAATAAATGCTTGCCATCCTCTATCACCTGATGATGTTGGGATAGAAAATGTTCCAAATCTACCATTACCAGCACCACCACCAGGACCACCAGAGTCAAATCCACCAGATCCTCCTCTAGCACCTCCAATTTGCATAGTTATATTTCGAGCACCACCAGGAATAATTCCTGAGGATCCCCCAAAAGCAAAACTAACAGTTACAGTTTGATTTGACATTAGATTTGTTGAACGTCGTTCCAGTTAGATTCTATATCAGGATCATCATTATCAAATCTTACTTGAATAGGAAAATTAGATTTGATTGTCACTGGTATATCTATTCCAGTAACAACAATAGGATCACTAACAACTGTCTCTTCATCAGGTGCTTCAACTATATCTTCTGGTATTTCATCTAGATTCTCTGGAAGCGTGATGTTATCAGGTAATTGATCAATGTTAACATTAATAGTGTTACTTTGATTTACAATACCACCATCACCAGTTGCAGTAAAAGTAACAATAATACTGCTAGGACCAAAATCATTCCAAGGAACAACAGTGGTTAAATTTTGAGTTACCGATATACCAGGAGTAACAGCATCACCATTTGCAGAACCATTGACGACTGCAGTATCTGTTGATCCATCAAGATAGTTGAAAATATATGATGCGCTTACGCCACTATTTGCATACGTTGTGGTGGTATTTGCAGTAAAAGATCCCTCGTAATCAATTGTTAATGGAACACTTGCTGATAATGTAGGTCTTTGATAAACAGTTACTGTCGCAGAATCAGTATCTGATCCTCCAGGACCAGAAGCAGATAATGTATACGTAGTTGAAGCGTTAGGACTTACATTTTTACTAGAAGATAGTAGAACAGCACCAATACCCTGATCAATTGATGCTGTATCAGCATCTCCAGAAGTAACCCAAGTTAGTTGAGCAATTCCTCCAGCAATAATAGATGCTGGAATACTACTCATACTGACACTGACAGGTTGGTATACTGTTATTTGAGCACTATAATTTCTTGATCCACCAGCACCAGATACCGTAAGAGTATAGATTGTAGTGGTGCTTGGACTAATTGTTTGAGATCCAGAACCTGCAACATTTCCTATGTTTGTAATTGAAACTGAATCAACAAATCCACTACTAGACCAACTTAAAATTGCAGAGTCTTGTCCAGCAATAATGCTTGACTTATTAATCGAGATGCTTCCTGTTGGTGCTGGTGGTTGTGATGGTGCATCAATTGTAAACGCAATAGCATATGGATTTGAACTATAGTCGGAACCAGAACCATTACGAACAGTTCCAGAAACTGTCTGATTTCCAGGATTAGCATAAAATTGTGTGGTAGCTGCACCTCTAAATCCAGCAACACTACAATTATTACCTGCAACATTAAGAGTTGCAAAGTTATCACATGATGCTTGGACTGTATAAGTGCCAGGGTATGGAAAGTTTACAGTAACGCTAAAACTAAATGTAACACCTTCAAATGCATTACCGCTTCCAGATCCTGGTGTAAAGCGCCTACCATAAGTATTCATCAAGGTGCCCCAGGCACCATTGGTGTATCCACCATAACTATTTGGAAGATTAGCACTAGTGTAAATGATTGGCATTATATTTCCCTAACGTCGTTCCAATTGGTTTCTAAGTTTGGATCATTATTATCAAATCTAACCTTGATAGGTTTATCAGATCTAATTTCTACTGGGATATCTATATCAGTAACTACGATAGGGTCACTTAATACAATATCTTCATCGGGAGCATAAACTTCTTCTTCGGGTATCTTATCTAGAGAATCTCTAATATTGAATAGATCAGGAAGTTGATCGATTTCTACACTAACAGTAACTGCTGAGGCAAATACTGTTCCTCCACAACCACTAGCAAATAATTGGTATTGAATTACTTCTGGTCCAAAATCATCCCACGGAACGTTTGAATTAAAAGTTACAGTTTCTTCAGTGCCATTTTCGTCTGATGCAGATGTTCCTATGCTACGAGTATCGGATGTTGTAACACCTTCAATGTTAGTGTATGTAATAACTACACCCGCACCACTAGTAGCACTACTAAAAGTAACTTCTACAGTGAATTGATCTCCATAGTCAAGATTGACTGGGAAGTTACCAGCAATTGTTGGTATCTGACATACCTTTACATCTACAAATGCTTCGTCAAATCCACCAGGACCATCAGCAGTCAAAGTATATCGTGTAGTTACATTTGGTGATACATTTGCATTACTTGCTAGCAAAACCTCTCCAGTAGCAGTTACAGGAGGACTAATAAATGCTTCGTTAGCATCCCCAGTAACTGTCCACTGTAAGTTTGTCTGTTGTCCTACAGTAATGGGATTTGGGATAGCAGATATATTTGCAACAGTTGGTTCATAAACAGTGACGATAACTGACTTCGTTGTTTGTGACCCCTGAGCACCACCGAAATTTTTTGCTGTTATAGTATAAGTCCTACTGATATTTGGATTGACAATAATACTACCTGTTCCAACACCAAATTCATCAAATACTGTGATAGGTAGCACATCACCAATACCTTCATTGATATCAATATCAGAAACACTAACACCTTGAACTGTCCAAGACAATGTTGCTTGTCCAGGTCTAATATATGATGATGGAGATACAGAAAATGTAACTGTTGGTGGAGGTGGTGGTAGAACTGTAACCGTAATTACTCTAATACTATTTCCTACTGGTCCAACTGCAGTTAATTGATAGTTTGTAGTTGCTGCTGGACTTACAGTAACAGTTCCAGAAGGATCAGAAACTGCACCAACACCACTAATGTCTGCACTAGTTGTGTCTCCAAATACAATCCATGACAATGTAGCAGATCCACCGAAAGGAATAGTTACCGAGTTAACTTCATTAAAATTATTTAAAAAATTTGGATCAGTAGAGAATGATGCGCTCGGTAGAAAAAATTGATTATGTCCAGGAATCCATCTCTCACCACTGTTACTAGTCTCAAGAATAATATTGATACCAGCAGCAGTGCATCTCTCTACAAAATACTCATAGGATTTTTGAACTGTTGAATATACCATCGAACCAGAGACATCCAACCATACAGATACATAAGATCCTGGTGGTTGTGATGATAGATTTGTAATAGCAAACCAGTCTGATCGTTGACTTATATTATTGTTATCTCTATTGACAGTAAAAGTTCCCCCGCCAACAGATCCGTTAGCAAGAGAATCATTCAAAAAATTAGATGGTCTGTTTAGATCATTAAAATTCCATCTACTACCTGCTGGTTGCAACAACCAGAACTCGCGACCTACTCCACCAGCATTAGGAAAGTTTGATCTAAAACTATTCCAGTCGTTTGTATGGGTAGATACAGAAGGAGACGATTCGTCAATAATTGAAATACATTGAGTTCTTGGGACTACCATATCTCAACCTCAAATTTTAATGATGTAAGTAACAATAATAAAAGGAGTAACCACAGCATCAAGTTTATTAACATTTTCGACAGATACATTCAATGTAGTATTGACATTATCTGCAGGAATATCAAATGGTTGATGCTGATATTGGAAATTGTGAATGTATTGTGTAGGTTTACCAATTCTATGAGTATGTGATGATAGTGCTGTAGTATTAGCTTCACTCTGTTCTAGAGCATTTCCTGCTCCAGAGTTACCACTAGCATTACCACCATCTTTACCATCACCACCAACAGCATGGTTTGTAGTGTAGTTTAGATAGTTTGTGTTTGCATTGTGAGCATGACCTTGGAAGTTCTCAATGTCTAGGAATGCTGACTGTGATGTAGTCTCGAACTGATACTTAGGACTAGATCTAAAATCATATGATGTCTCTACTGGTATTCCACGGAAGTTACCAATAAAATCACATGTCAACTGTGTTCCTTCGTTACATAAAACTTCAACGGCAGGTCCAACTCTAGTCTCTTCAGTATCACCAACAAAAGTATTCAAGTAGTCACCAACTGATCTAGATGGAATAATAACTTTAGATCCAAGATCAGGTAACTGGAACTGTCCTAGGTCTCCTGTGTCTTGATCTGCTTCTCTAAGATCTACATTTGTCTTTCTAAACTTAGAGTTTTGACCCACACCTAGGATTTGTGATAGTGCAACAAACTCCTGTGCATTCCTAATAGATCCATCACACTTCAAATAACCAGCAGGAACATGCTCCTGAAAATTTGCTCCATTGGGATCATTTATGTTTGCAAGGTATGGAGTTGAGTGAACCTGAATAGATCCAATGTAACCACCATAATGTGACCTGACTTTAGAATAGTTATTGTTGACTGCCATCTTAGTATGCTCTGATTACATATACTGAAGTCATTCCAGGTTGAGTCGTGTTGAAATTAATCTGGAATACACCAACGTTTCTTGCATTATCTAAATTCAAGTTACCTGCGGGAGCAGTAACGTATACGTTCAAACTATTTAATGGTCTTAGACCAGAAAGATCGAATGATACATCAAATTCATCATGAGTGTGAGAGAGAATAATATCTCTTGATGCAGCAACTCCAATAGTTGTTCTCTTAAAGTCCCAACCAGCATTACTATTAAACGTATCATAAGTATTGAATGCCGAAGGATCTGCTAGTGCTCCTGCTTCTGCATCACCATTATATTCAAGAAGATCTGGATACCAGTTAGTCAATCCATTACTGAACTGAGTTATCTGCTCACCATTCTGACCATAGTCAACTGCTTCTCTTCCTCCAGGACCTTTGTTGAATCCAGCAATACCACCAGACAATGCACCTTTCTTTAGACCAACACCCTCATTAAATGTTCTATGTGTGAGTGGGTGAGTCAAGACTGATTTAATGGGAGTCCACACGACGTTTCGTGGAGTCCAGTTAATTGGGGGATTCTCTGCATTAATAGCACCAATAACACGTCCAGGGATACCACCACCAAAACCAGATCTACCTCTTAACTGATCACTCATGTTGTATTCCAGTTCAAATTCATTATCATTAGTAATGAAGATGTCACTATCAGAAGTATCAACCTGTGCATCAAAGTTAAAGTTGATGTTTGACCATGGAATCACACCTTCTCCTGGTTGTGTCTCAGGATCTTTTACAATAGTATCAATTCTACCACCATGACCATGACCTTTAATATGTCCTCTTCCTAGTTTTCTAGGACCGAAGAACATAACACGATTACCCTGACCAGATCCTGTGACAATAGTGTTTGCCTGTAGTTTACCACCGTAGTAGTATGAAATCTCTCCACTATCACCAGCTGGTGCTGTCGTTCTCTCATTCAATTCAAACACAACGTCAGTAGCAACATCGTTAAATGATGTAGGAACACCTGTGTCTGAGTTTACACCAATGAATGAACTAATTTCTGATACTGCTGTTGAATCAACGTCAAAAATTCTACCAGTAGGAGATCCTGGTCCAAGATATGATTGCTCCATATCAACCAGAGGTCTATTGATTAGAGCAGGAAGAACAATCTCTCCCTGATAACTAGGAAACTCTCCACCAAATGTAGAAACAGATCCCTCTTCAACAGTAGCTACAGTAATTAAAATATCAGATCCACCACCAGAGTTGCCTGAGGGAATAGTTAGAACATCATTAACTTCATAGTTAGCACCTTGCTGTAGTCTTTGAACAGTAACTGTTCCACCAACACCATTAGGAGCACCGCCTGCTTGTGTTCCTGCATCAGCAACAATGACAGCAAAAGTTGCGCCACCACCACTACCATCAATCGGTGAGTAGATATATGTATCAGGAATTCTTCCTGCTTGTGTTGATGCGTTGTTAGCAAAGGTATTGATTAGACCTTGAGTAACTGTAGTAGATAGATTGTATGTGTCTCCAATTGCTCTTGCAAGCAATGGAAAGTCTTTGGCACTGACTTGAGAACCATCGCATACAATCCAACCGTCAGGAATATCTGAGATATTCCCGATCCATGGCATGATTGTTCCGATGGCAGCTGCCTTTGCGGTTCTGATCTCTTGATAGAAAGACATGTGTTTTTTATACGTCCATTAGATACCATCCTGCCTTATTGGGATTCGCTCCAGGACCACCATCAGCATCAGAAGTGCCAGCAAAAACAAGACCGAATGCTGCATTTGGTGTTTGAACAACTAATTCACCACCGTCGTGTGTGAGTGAGAAGTTCTCTCCTAGAGTGTTACCCGTGACAGTAGTTCCTGTGTTGCTGACCGAACCCTGAATCCTTACCAGATTAGGAGCACGAACAACTAGAGACTTGTCGTATGAAAGGATACCACCTATATCTATAATGCGAATCATATCGCCCATTTGAGCGTTCGCTGGTAGTTTGAGTAGTGATGTTCCAGAAACGTCAACGAAGTAATTAACGTTCGCTTCAGCATTAATAATATTGGTGTTAGAAACAACCCACTTACGTCCACCAGTGCTGGAGAAGTAGTTAGAGATGCCACCAATATTAACTGAACCATCATCATCTACTGCGAATACTTCAACACCGTTCTGGTTAACTTGTAGATCACCACCATTGACTGTTAGGTCACCTGCCATTGTGACAGGACCACCGAAGGAAGACATTCCATCACCAAGTGCTGAGAATGAACCATAAGTGGTGAAGTCACCCGAAGAGTTGTTAAAGGTTAGTCGTGGTGTAGTTCCATCAACTCCGAAGATATTGATATTACCACCATTCATCACCATATTACCAGTTGCACTATCAATTTGGAAGGTAGTTCTCAGTGGTGTAATAACTGTTACGCCATCATCCTCGAAAGAAGGACCACCGTTAGTGATAGTAAAGAACTCAGTTGAAGGAATAGTAGAACCATTCAGTGTGATGGTGTTCTCTACCGTGAGAGTTCCAGCGATGTTGGTGTTACCAGAACTACCAGCAATAGTGAACTGATTGAATCCAAGTCCAATACCAACATTACCAGCAATAACTGTGTTACCAGTTGTAGACTCAACCTTGAAGTTAGTAACAGCAGGATCGCCACCATCGGTAACAATCAGGGACTGAATGTCAGTGCTGACAACATCAGCAATTGCAACGATTTCAGACTGATCAATTCTCAGAAGGTCTAGTGTAGTTAGAACCCCACCAAATTCAGCAACACCGATTCTTACGTTAGCACTGGTTCCATCGATACCAGCTCTTGGTTCATCCAAGATACCGTCAGGAACGTTAGGATCAGCAAATGAACCAACGTCCTTACCAGTAATGTAAGATGCTGCAGGTTGCTTGTCAAGTTTAGCAATGACACAACCATCGGGGTGGTTAGTCCAACCGTCACCAGTAGCAGGATCACCAGTTCCTTCTTGTGCTCTTGTTACAGATATTCTGAAACCTTGAGGATCATTAGGATTAGTAAGATTGTCTAGACCGACAACACGCATGATCTCAGAATACTGCTGATCTCTCAGGTTAAGAACCTGAGTTCCACCTGCTGGAGTAACTTCATCAGGAGATGCAGCGTTACCACGATCCAAGAGGATCAGATCACCGATATCAAAATCAGATGCAGCAGGTGTTGTGATTGGAAGGATGAATACTTCACTTGCATCAGTAACACCGTTGATGTCAAACGTAATGTCAGGAGCACCACCACCACCGAGTTGATTATCGCGAATAGTCAATGTCTGGTTGTCAGCGTATCCAGAACCTGCAGCAACTAGTTCAACAGTAACGGTGCCGTCAAATGCAACACCAACGTCGAATGCAGCTCCAGAACCTGTGCCACCATCAGCAAATCTGAAGGTATACTGACCAGAAACACGGAGTGCATCAGGTGCTGCTTGTAGATTATCGAATGCTCCGATTCTACCACCACCTGCTTGGTCTTGTGATCCACCCCAGAATCTGTTACCTTCAGTATCAACGAATCTACCAGTTGTAGAATACTTGTAGAAGTCTAGGTTAGGAACGTCAAGTGAACCAAGATTGTGAAGATTGAGAGGAGTAGAGAATCTAGATCTTATAATCTCAATGATACCAGCAGTTGTTCCACCATCTAGAATGATGTTAGAGTCTACCGTTGCAGATGCTTGAACCTTCAGGGAGTTTCTGATGGTTGTAGATCCACCTAGAGATGCAATCGTGATGTCATTTGCCTTAGTGAATGCTTCAATGACCTGCGTTCTGTCATCATCAAAGAGTCTTGCTTTTCCTGTCTGAGTGAAGAGTCTGGAAACTCCTGTTCCAGCAGCAACTTTACTGCCAATCTCTATGTTACCAGCAGCAATTGTCTGAGAAGATCCTAAAACAACCTTGGAGTCTGTGTTTGCCCATGCTCCACCAATGAAGACCTGACATGCATTAGTAGCGTCGTCAGCAACCGATGCGATGTCAACCAGAGCGTTAGCAGACAAAGCATGAACACTGAAGATAGATCTTCCAGAGTTATTACCGATTCTGACTGTCTGGAAGTTAGCATTACTACCAATAGTGATCGTTTGATCATTGCTAGTGTTGCTGAACATATCGATCAACTGAGCATCACCAGCAAAGTTGATGATGTTCGCGTTGTTATTGATCAGGTTGAAGGTCTCAGATGTAGTGTTGATGTCTCCACCGTCTACACTGATGTCTTGCTCCATCAAGAAGTTACCAGTGATTCTACCATCACCGACAACAACTAGGTTACGATCCAGTTCATCTCGTGCTTGTAGTCCTAGGGTTGTGTTGATACCCAGTCTACCACCAGTTTGATAACCGATGCCTTGATCTACAACTGCAGCGTCTGTAGTTGCAACACGGAGAGTTGCACGTTGCTCTAGATCATTGCTATCACCACCAACCAGCAGTGCATTGTCCTGAGGAATGAATCCTTGTGCCAGAAGTGGAGCACCAGTTAGACCTTCACGCTGGTCGCTATTGAGATTATTGTCATCATAGCGGTTGTCATCTACATCACCAGCAAGATTATACTCAACCAGAGTCTTACCACTAATGAATGTTGTTCCAACAACATCCAGGGTTGCTCTTGGTGTTGTAAAGTCATCAACGTTAGCAGTTAGAACAACAGAATGTGCTGCTCTTGCTACAGTGTTGATACCCAGTCTAAAGTCACCACGCTGCTCAGTATATGTTCTGAGAGTTTCAGCACCCAGGACTCCAGTCTCTTTCCAGTTAGAAACAGAGAACTGTAGGTCAGCACCAGCATTTTGGTCTGCCCAGTTGTATACAGTTCCGTTTTCAATTGGTGTGCTGATTCTGAACTTAAGTGTTTGTTGTCCAGGTGAAGTAGAATCATCCCATCCAACGATCTCCCATGTTCCATTAGCAACAGGATTACTGAAGTTTGAGATTCTAATAGTAGAGTTGCCTTTAATACCAATAGAATCATTGGTTTCAGTTGCAATCCAGGTGATCGTCAGATTTTGTGTGCCATCAGCACTGATAGTCTGAACAGATGTCTCAGCAGACTTGAACTGGTTAGTTAGAATCCAACCGATCGAACCACTTTGACCAACGGAGCTACCTTTGTAGATGATATCTCCTGCTTCTGGATCATTACCACCGTAGGAAACTTCCTGTGATGCATAGAAGTAGTTGGTTTCTTGCCAAGGAACAATGTTGGAAGGTTCGCCTGCGAGATAGTTAGTTCTCCAGGTGTAAGACTGACCATATTGTGCGCCTGGTTTTGGACGTGCATTCAGATAGAAGACTGCTGCCTTAATCTGGTTCTTACTAATGACAACATCGCCATCAGACTGAGTTCTCCAGGAACCATTAAACAGTGTAGGATCATCACCAGCACCGATGTTAGAGAATACTCTTAGAGCATCGCCTTCGCTTGCCTCGACGTTAATCTCAACAGGAGCGTTGAGAGTAGACTTACCTGCTACTGTAATAGTAGAGTTGAACGTTACAGGTGAGTCGAACGTCGTAACGAGGGTGCCGATATCCTCATCTTCGTCCTCAGAATCAACTAATGCAGCAGATTCAAGGAATGTTTCCTCACCCGTGATAGCATTAACTTTCTTGTTACCGATATACAGGTCACCATTGCTGTTCAGACCCGTGTAGAAGACGATACCACCGTCTTCACGCTTCGCTTGAGCATAGAAGTCCTGTTTGTCAGTTAAGACCACTTCCTGGCGCAGTGGGAAACCAGTTGAGTAGTTACCAGGACCGAATCCAAGATACTCAAATGTGTGGTTACCAGATCTTGCGATAGATGGTCTTCTAAGTTCGATGTAAAGCTTACGCTCTGTTGGGAACTGAGAGTCGCCAGAGATAGGAATCAATCTATCTTCAGAACCAGAGGTTGCGTTACCCTCTTGTGCCTGAATTCTATTATCAATGATGTCTCCACTGCTAGCATCAGTTGTGCTATTAGTGTATGAGTATTGATCAAGTGCTGTATTACGGGTAATGTCTTCGACCATCTCTTTGGTCTCACTACCCTTAGCATCGTTAACGGTAACTAGACCGTGAACGTAGTTGTCAGCAGCAGAGAATGTCTGAGGAACATCAACAACAGATGTATCTCTTACACCAGTTGTGCCATCAACTTGGAACCATAGAGGATCATTCTTGTAGTTGATAGGATACAGTTGAGAGATAGGTTGAGAGAACTTAAAGTTTCTGAAGTTCTCACCAACACCAGATCCAGTTGGGAATGGAGAGATGTTACCACGTAGGCAAGTCAGGTAATAGATACCATCTTGCTGGTTAGGAATACGCTTCTGCAGAGTATCGATATCGAAGATGTAGAAGCAATCTTCAAAGTCACCTTGATCTTCGATGTTATGAACATAGTAAGTGTTCTGACCAGTGTCATCAGTGATTGTATCACCAGGACAGATGGTGTAAACATTAGAACCTTCTACTCTGTAGAGATAGTTGTCACGAAGTGACTTATCTCTTGGCGTTACGGCAACCTCACCGAAGGAGTTAGGAACATCAGTCAGTTGAACATTAGCACCATTAGACTGAGTAAATGTGACATTACCAGCAGGATCATAATAGATATCACCTTGAACATCTTTCAGGACTAGACAGATCTGTGCTGTGTTAAGATCATTGAACCATGCCTGAAGATATGCAGAACCAGAAGATGCTGCATTACCTGAAACTGTCTCCCAGGTGATTTTGTTGTTCTCATTAGACTGTGTAGCATTTGGTTGGAGGAATCCACCTTGCAAGAAGTTAGTTCTAACAACAGTGAAGATCTCGTTCTTAACAGACTGGTTGACGATTGTGTGATCGAACAAAGTCAGTTCAATGAACTCATCACTTTGACCAGCAGGAACAACCTTCCTAGCAGACTGAATAGTAGCAGCAATCTTAGAGTCAAACTCAATTACTTTTGGTGCCAGGTATGGATCATACAGATTTTGCTGTTCAGGTAGCAGATCAACAACAGATGGATCAATTGTTCTGATCTGATCAGCAATCAGTTCATCCTTATTCAAACCAATCTGTTCGTTAGAACCTAGAGGGTTGTAGAAAGATGCAACGTTGTTAGGGTTACCTGCAATTGGTTTCAGTAGAACTCTCTGTGGAATCAAACGACGCTTGTCATCAGTTCTCGTCTTGATAACGAAACCGTTGAGAGGATCTCTAACAGTCTCCAGATAAGAAGGAACAACATAACGCATTCTGTAAACACGTTCTTCCTTCTCACGTTTATCCTCAACACGAGTATATCGTGTATCTAAAGTAGGATCAGTTTTAGTCTGGAAGTCGTTTGCTAATTCATTACCACCGTGGAATCTAGATAGGATGCTGTAACGGTTATAGTCTGCAGTTCCATTGCTAGACTCGTCAGCAACATTCAGATACCAAAGACCAGTTTGGTTGGATGCAGTGCTGTATACAGGGTCAAATCTCAGTGGGGATGGACGCTTGTTAGCGTAGATATAGAAGTTGTTACCTGTTCCAGAAACAAATGTCAGTGCTCTATCACCAGACTCTGCATCTGCTGCAGTTAGGTGAAGTGTGACACGCTTGTTAGAAACATAGCGAACAAAGTATTCAGTCTGTGTTGAGATAGATGATGCAGATCCACTTAGTTGAGGTAGTGTAGAACCTTGAATGTCATCTGCAATTCTAACAAATACTATCTGTGGAGTAGTGTTAGGAGCAGGAACGTCAAAGATGTGTGCAACGTTTGTCTCAATCTCGGAAGCACCAACAACGTTGGACTTATACTTATGGAGATCATACTTAGTATCAAGGACAAATCTGTTAATGACAATCTCAACTTGAGAATCAACGGAGTCAGTCTCCGAAGAATACATGTAGATACCTGCTGCTGCGTTCTCAGGTGAGGTTGCAAGCATCAACTTGTTAGTCTCAGTGCCATCGAATACACCAGGATATTCTGCAGGGGATACAGCAGTGATCTCAATCTCCAGATCAGGAGCACCAGATCCACCAAGTTGACCATCACTGATAACAACAATGTCGCCGATTTCGTATCTAGAACCACCATTAGCGATTCCATCGAGACTGTTTACTGCATTGCCAAACTCAATAGAACCATCTGCATTAACAGTTAAGTTGTAGCGCAGACCAGTTCCTCTTGCGAGTGCAGTTCCATCAGTATCAATCTTAGGTTGTGCAACCAGTGAACGATAAATTCCAGCAACAGCTGCTCTAGTTGAGTTTGCAGTTGAGAAGCTAGTTCCTGCTGCCTCAGTAACAGTGATAACACTGTTGCTTACAGAGAAGTTCTCAGGATAGAGGTTTCTACCAGGAGCAATAACATAATACTTGGTATTAGTATCGAAACCTTTTGGTAGTCTGATAACACGCTTGTCTGGGAACGTTCCTGCTTTAGGACGTGGAACCAGTCTTACAGGTGTTCCAGTCTCTAGATCATGTGGGTTAGGGTTACCTACGACTCCAGATGTTGCCAGAGTGAATAGAGTTGCACGAGCAGATAGACCAGTCAGATCAGAAGTTGGTTCAACTCTTGTTACAGCACTGAATGCTGGTAGAGTCTTGTTACCAATCGAACCGCCGTTGATAGCAGTTGTGACAAGTGACGTTAACGTGGAGATTGTAAGTGCAACATCTGCACAAGGAGGAGTAACAAGTTGACCATTCTGATCATACTCAGGTGGAACTCCATTGTCAATTACCTGAGTCAGACCATGATCGCCCTCAACAGTAATTGTTTCCTGGCGCATTGCTTTAATTGCCAAGTCTCTTGCCAAGTTGAATGCAGCAATAGATTCGGATTCTTCACCTTGAACATGAGCACCAACCAGATACAGTTCTGCTGCATCATAGACTCTGTTGTTGCCGCCAAACTTAACGTTGTAAGCAATCTGACCAAGAATGTTCTCAACGTCGTCTACACAAGCATCCTGGATGGTCTCACCAGTCGATGCTAGTAAACCTTGACCCAGTTTGGTGCCAGCATATGCAGCATCGTTAGCGATTCTGTAAACTGCTTCTGCAGCAATGAAACGCTTGTTATCCATGATACCATTGAAGGCATCAATTTCTCTACTACCAAGTGCAGTGTAACCAGTATTCAGAACCAGGAAGATTTCATTGAAGTAACCTTCGATTGTGGTTGCAATGTTCTGACACTCAGGTAAAGGATTGCCGTTACCATCAATTTGAGCATCTTGAGTGATCGTAGGATCAACAGAAGGTGAGATACTTGCCCATGCAGGATTCTCTAGAGTAAAGTAGAGGAATGCACCACTAACACTACCAGTAGCGTTTCTAGTAGAACCAGCAGTTAGTTTAGCACCAGGGATACCAAGTTCGATCTGAGTATCACTAATAATTTGCTTAATGAACGCATTCTGTGGAACGTTGGTGTAGATTGGTGTTGCAGTTGAATTAAGGAGACCGTTGGTAAAATCGCTAGGATCATACTCAACAACTCTCATACCAATGATCAGACCCTGAGTAGAGGGAACATTAACAATTGCAGAACCGCTAAATGTCTCAGCATCTCTAACCAGATAGTCAAAGTTACGCATTGCTGCGATCATGATATTTTTTACATAATCATATGCATCAATAGACTCATTGAGTTCTCCAGTAATATACTCAAGGTTACCAGAAATATAATAACCTTCTGCTGCCTGAATAGAATTAATGTTACCACCAATTCTCAAGTCATTTACAACAGCATCGACGAAGTATCCGATGTCTCTTTCACACTTACCAATCGTGATGTTTGGTTTGGTGAGTAGTTCAGGATACTTAGCAATGATATACTGATAACCTTCTGCTTGAATCAGTTCCTTGTTATCTTCAATCTGATTAGCAGCATCCTGTGCATAGTTGTCAACGTTTGCACTGTTAGGTGTCAGTGTCTCAATGCCAACCGTCCAGGACTTGAATCCATTTGGTTCCAGAGTCTGAGAGAACTCAATAGGACCAGTTGGTTCAATTGCATAACGTGCAAGATCAACAGATAGAGTTTCACCAGACTTAGCACCAATTCTGTATCCATTGATAGAAGATGCTGGACGATCATCTGGATTTTCAATATCGTCACCAGCAAGATACAGTCTGGTATGGTTAGTTCTTGAGTTAGATGCAGGAACATCTAGAGTATACCACTGGTTGATAACTTCGTTGCTTGTAGATACAACCTCAGGAGGAACAATGTCAGTGATGTAACCACCCTTATCTTGGTTGAAGGAGAATCCTTTGAAACCAACAGAGTGAAGTGATGTATTACCAAAGTTAGAGTTGGAGTTCGTGATGGACATATCTCCACCACTTTCCATCAGGAAGTGATCGAAGAAACCAACAGCAAAGACCGAGACGCACTGAACGAAAGAGTCATCCGAAGCACGGATGTGGAAGTTTCTCCAGTCATCTTTCCAGTATGCATCACCCTTAGTATGGTAAGGAATGGTAGCAAATGCGTCAGTAAGTGATGCTTGGTTCCAAGTGTTAGTTAATGCATCATAACGGATGAATGCACGATCATCTTTTTGAAGGCTAACTCCCGTATATTGAGCTACGACCATTGACTTGAATCCAGTTGCCTTGGATCCATCCGCCCACATGCCGCACTGACCCCAGGTAGAGCGGATTGAGCAGTTGAAAACATACGGAGATGCGGACTCAACAGAGTCAATTTCCGCAAGAACTACCGCATTTGTGCTAACTCCGCCGACTTCACCTGACAGATATGTCTGTCCAGAGACTAATCCAAGAGATGCTGCGGTATTGTTGTATACTTCATACTTAAATACTTTAGGATTATTACCATCGATTGAGGTAACTTTCCACGTTCCGTTGATCTCATCAGACAGTCCAGAGTTGATGATAGCAACATACTGACCCTCGAAGTAACCGTGGTCAATCTTTGTGTTTATTGTGATGTTAGCATAACCAAAGGATGCAAGGAATGATACGTTACCAGTTCCCGAAATCGATTGGTTGAGCGTAACTGTAGTGCCAGAGATGCTCTCAATTCTAGTGTTTGGAGAGATAACAACACTGACATCAGGTGATGTAATCTCATATCCAACTTCAAGACTCTCAGCATTGGTAACATTATTCAGAATTGTGCTATTAGATGCATTACCACTGAAGGTTGCAGAGTCATCAATTCTGATACTTTCGATAGTTCTGCTGTCAGACAGAGGACCAACGATTCTGTTTTCTTGAACCAGTGCTTCCAGTCCACCATCATCGATAGTTGGTTGGAACTGTTGGAATGATTTACCTACCTTGTCATAGTAGTTGTCAAGATCTTTAGAATCTGCATACTCCATGATGCAGATTTTGTGGTGAGAATACTCAGGAATTGCAAGATCAGTTGAACCTTTCTTGTAGTAAACCTTACCAACACCAGCAGATGCATCATACAGAGGAGATTGTGCAGATAGGTCACCATCTTTAATAGTGAACTGCCAGATGTAACAACCACCAGTTAGGTTGAAGATAGAAGTTCTTGGTTGTGAAGTATCAGCAGGATCAGGAACATACAGAGGACGAACAACTGTTCTTCTCAGGTCGTAACCAATCAGTGAACAACCTCTAGGAACAATACAACCACCATCGGCAGCATTAAACTTATAAAGAACGTTGTCAGGGTTTGCTAGATCAACAATGGAGTTGTCCTGCCACTCTTCTAGTGCTTGGTTATAATTGAATGAAGGAAGAACACCTGTAACTTTGATTGCTGCTAGTTCATCTAAGTTACCAACTTCAATAACATCAGTCAGGATTCCAATAAGAGTATCAATTGTTGCCTGAACATCTACACAAGTAGCAGCATTACCTGATGCTAGATTTGGAATTTCAGGAGTATTTGCACCAGCATATGCAGGACCAGGAGAGATAGTCAGATCCTTAAAGAACAGTTGATTAGTAACTGCTTGCTTAGCAAATGTTGCAATGCCTTTGAATGCAGTGATAGATTCTGATTCTTCACCCAGAAGACCATTAGCAATAGGATTGCCGAAGCGATCGAAGTATGCTTTTGTATTAGTAATCGTGTTTGCATTACCTTCTGTGCGAAGGTCATTGATCAGACCGTCAGTGATGATACCAGCGTCACGCTTACACTTAGCAAGACCAGCAGAGATAACATCAGATAGAGTCTCTTCAGGCAGATTGGTTAGGTTCTCATCGTTAATGATTTGAGTAACGATTGCACCTAGGGTATCAATCTGGGTTTGAATGTCAGCACATGCAGCAGGGTTACCAGAAGGTAGATTCTCCTGAGGGTTGTTGCTGTTACCATAGATTGCATCACCAGGAGTAATGCCAATATCCTTGAAAGACAATTGGTTAGTGATTGCCTTCTTCATCTGAGTGAAGAGTGTAGAGAATGCAGTTAAAGATTCTGCAGTCTCTCCTTGTAGACCATTGACTACCCAGTTATTACCTGTAGCGTCGAAATAGTTTTGGAGAAGTTTTCTGGTGTAGCGGTTACCACCACCTTCATGAACGTCTAGTGAAAGTGCATCTAGAACAAATCCTGTGTCACGCTTACACTTAGCATGACCAGCAGAAATCTTATCAGATACAGATTCAGCAGGGAGAACGTTGCTGAGGAGGAATGATCCATTGTTAACTCTTAGATCAGTATCATTGAAGATGCTATCAATAGTAGCATAGAGGTTGTCAATGAAGGTTTGAACATCAGAACATGCAGTGGGGTCAGTGTTAGTAACATCACCGTTACCGTCACCATAAACTGCTTCGCCAGTAACAACTGTTAGATCCTGATACTCATTTCCAGGACCAGATGTAGAAGTGTAGTTGTTGGTGATCGCCTGCTTCATCAACTCAACTGCTTTCGAGAAAGCAACCAGTGCAGATGCTTCCTCGCCACGAAGACCACCAGTCTTATCAACACGAAGACCGTTATTAAGTGCGCTTACAAATGTGTGAGCAGTTTGTGGTTCGTGCTTGATTGCTTGTGCAGTTGCACTAATGAAGGTATGAGCAGAGGTGTCAGAAGAAATACCCACGTTGATGGTAAAAGTGCCATCTTGACGCTTGACACCATCAGCAGTCGCACTCACAAAGGTGTGAGCACCTTGATACTCAGAAGAACCAATGTTAATAGAGATGGTATCAGCATCGATAACAGTGATTTCCATCCAGCGACCTGATGGATAATCGTATCCAGGACGAGGATATGCCTTAGCACTAACGTTACCGTCTAGATCACAAGTGTATGACAGGGACTCATCCTCAACCAGGATGTAGTCACCAGTAGAGAAACCATGAGTTGCAATATCTAGGGTAACAATACCAGTTGATGTATTGTAGGTAGAACCAGTTGCAGTGTGTGATGTAGAACCAACTGCAGCAATTTGAATAGACTTACCTGCGAATGGATCTTGTCCAGGACGTGGGTATGTCTTCTGCTCGACGTTACCATCGAGAGCACAAGTGAAGGTGAAGGAGTTATCTTCTAGAACAACGCCGCGGCCAACACCTAGACCATGTTGTCCAACAGTGACAACCATCTCTCCCGTTACAGGGTTGTAGTCTGCAGCACTTGGTTGGAAATACTTGTTAGGACCAGAGATACCACCTTGAATGGTGATGCTGTTTGCAGTAGTTGCAGTTACATCATAACCTCTCAGTGCGAAAGGATCGATACCAACACGAGGATAGGACTTCTCAGCCTGATCACCATCCATTGCACAAGTGAAGGTTAGAGCACCTTCATCAAAGTAAACTTGATCGTTACCAGTAATGCTATGCGGTTGTGCAAATGTAATTACAGTTAGACCAGTTGCAGGATCATAAGTTGCATCAGATGGAGTGTAACGGTCAACAGTTCCAGTCCAATCAGTGCCTGCATCATTAAAGTAGTTGGTGATATACTTTCTAGTATACTTGTTACCACCACCCTCATGAACATCGAGAGCGATCGAATCGATCATGATTCCGATGTCACGAACACATGAAGTGCCGTAACCATTAGGAAGAGGAGATGGTGGAGAAGATCCGTTCATGAAGTCGAACGCATCTTGAGCGATAAGATCCTTATTAAGTTGGATCAGACGATATGCATCTTTATAACGTGACCAGAGTCCTTCTACTGGGTCACCAGGATATACAAAGTCAGGGTGAGCAACAGGAATCTGTGCAGTTGCTCTATCAATCAGTTCGTCTCTGTTTTTCTGAATCAGACGATATGCATCTTTGAAGCGAGACCATGCACCAGTCTGAGGATCACCAGGATAATAGAAATCAGGATGCTGAACAGATACTTGTGCTACAGAACGATCAATAACTTCCTGACGGTTACCCTCAAGAAGATTTCCAGCATCAAAATAACGTGCTTCAACAGCAGTCTCTGTTACAAGACCAGGACGGTTATCAATATAGTGATTACCAGGCATCAGCATGATGCTGAACTGGTCAAATCTATCGTTGTTGGCACCAGGGAGATACGAATATCTCGATACTTCAATAAATGCCCTCTGGATTGTCTTGAATGGACGTAAAGGTGAGTTACCTCTATTGTCTAGTTCATCAGTTGCATTAAAGTCATCTGGTGATACGTAAAGATACTTACCAGTCTTACTTGAATACAGATTATCAAGTCTTGTTAGCGGCATAACTACCCGAGCCCAGTTGTCGTTTTCCTAAAGTTTATTTATACGGGTGCCTTTGCTCTTTGTCCGAAACAGTTCCACATAACGTGTTTCTGACCATAAGTAACTTTTGTAGATTTGTGAAGAAAATGTGGTCCACATGGAAACATCAGAACACTACCATTTTGAGGTTTGATTCTAAGTTTGTCATTCATAAACAAAGTATCACCTCCACCAAACCCATCATTAAGATAAAGTAGAAAAGAAACTACTAGTTGAGTATTATCGTGAGATCGATCTACATGCCAATTATAATGATCTGACTTGTCATAAAAACGATACACATAGTTAGAAATAAATCCTTGACTCTGGATAATACTATATGCGATTAAAGGACAATCTTTATAGTATCGCATGAATGCTTTTTTGCCAATCTTATCAATTTCATAATTGAGTTCCTGCATACCATCAACATGCTTCCACTCGCCTAGATGATATCCTCGATTCTTTCTATGAAAAGTAGTATTTTTAGGATCAAACTTAAGTAGTGTAGATGCTTGTTCTTGTATGAAACCAGTTGTTCTGGGATTAACGAACCCAGGGTATTCAATAATATATGGAGTGTGTTTAATCATATTAATTACATGTCGGTAAGAGGACTTGAACCTCCACGAGTTGCCTCACCAGAACCTAAATCTGGCGCGTCTACCAATTCCGCCATACCGACGATTATTGTGATGTTTCTTTCTTGAATAAAAATCTGCCATGTCTGGAACCCCAGAGTTGCTGATTAGTTTCAGGATCGAACCCTTTATCTTCTACATTATACCACCCATCTCCTAATGCTGCAATATTTTGGAGATAAGAATCTTTATCTCCCCATTTTACTTTACAGTTACATCCTGGTTCAATCTCACCAATAAATTGGTTAGCATCAGGACGCCAAGTAAATATTGTATCACATCCTTTCTTATGTGTCAAAGGACTACCAGATATAAGATTAAGATTTTTGAAACCAGTATAAGTAGACTTATTTTCTGGTTCCATTGATCTTACAACAACTTTACCATGACATTCAGAAATTTGTAAAAGAAATTGTCTATATGGTGTTCTAGTTTGATTAAAATATGCTTGCTCACCATAAAACAGTCCATGATTGTTTACAGCACGATGCTCAACAATAATGTATGCAAATTTAGATGGATGTGAAAATGCTTGAATTTTATTATTATATCTTCCTTCAAACCATTCATAAAATTGATCAATCATCTTTAGGCAGCAACGCAGGGTTTTCTAGTGGTAAATCAAACATTAATGGATGACATTCTTCTTCCATAAGATAAGAAGAAATATTATAGAGTTCTTCTAAATCATAATCTTTATAACGTAGTGCCTCAGTTTGTATTTGAGGCATCTCTTCAACACCTTTTGGAAGTTCGTCAAAGGTATATGGCATACCATGTATGAAATACATACGAACCGCGCTACCTTCAAGATAAACATATCTTTGAGATAATTGGTATGTTTCGCCCATGTCTACCCTTTTTCGATATTTATGTGAGTTCTAACACAGAGATGTGTGCGGTTGAGTCATGGAGACCAAAAACACCATTAGGAAGAATATTGAATGCAATCGAAAAACGATCTTCATTACTTCTATTTCTGCTAACCTGATGAGTCAAATGACTTGGGAAAAAAACTACCTGACCCATTGATGGGGTATGTGCTACTTCGTTAGATGAATATTCTGTAATAGTATCTACATCTAGAACTATTGTAGCAGATTTTTCTCGATGAAACAAAATTGGACTGGTATCATTACTCAAATATAACACACCAGACCAAAAAGAATTGCAATGAGAATGTCTATTTGACATGCCACCAGGAGGAGTCATAGTTCCCCATGAACTCATAAGTTTAAACTCGCATGTTTGTTTTACTGCAAGTGTGCTATACGCAAAATCAGTAAATAAAGTCTCAATTGATGTTTTTACTTCTGGAAAATATTTTCCCAAAACATTACGATCTTCTGATCGATATGATTTTATTTCTGCAGTTTTTTTATAGTATTCAAGTGTTGCACATATATCTGCTAATCTGATACAATCTTCTTCTAATAAAAAATTGTCTTGTTTAGCGATAGGTGTTGCAAAAATTCCTAAAATATCCATTATTTCAATAATTCATGTTCTTGTGCATAATGAAGCATCTCTTTCAGATGTCCAATATGTTTTGCTCCAAGGGCAATCTGTGGATATTCTGCTTCTGATCCAAATTCTTGCTCAAATGATCTTTGAGTGAAATGCGTGTTAAGACGATATTCTAAAAATTCACCACCTAGTGACTTGAGGAGTTGTGCTGCTCTCTCGCACTCTAGCGATCCATTGGTATAGATGACTGCTGTTAATGGGATCATTTTTTCTTTTGATGGTTGTATTCGATTACAATTTTTTCGTGTTGAGTTTTTTTATCGGTGCAAATATAATGATTTGCTTCACCGCCCAATATTTTGCATATGTTATGTAGTTGAGTATCAACTATAAATTTTTTGAAACCTTCATCCATCCAACTTTTATTGGATCCTGGTGTGTTGAAATCATCCATAAGTAATCACAATTTTGTTATCTAGATATTCGACTTGAGCATTTAGTAAACCACCTGCTCTTTTAATAAGGTCCAGACCAGCAATTTTATCTGCCTCAGGACCCGCCTCAGGTTGCTCTCTATGCTTCTTCCACATCTCTGCAACCATATCGACAGGGTGTCTTACTGGTTGGTGTATAGGAGCAGCATTTTGCCACTTATCAATTGCTTCCTGTGTAGGAATAGTAATAGTGAAAGCAAGTCCCTCTTCTCGGAACTCATCTTCCATCTTTTGATAAGTTTCTGGCGTAATCTTAACTTTTTTCATTTAAGGTATTGTCAAGTGTATCAAGAAGTTCATCAAAAGAACCAATACTTTCAATATCAGTCAACAACTTAGCAATTTGTGTGCAAACGATAGGTCGTTCTTGCCTAGCAGCATATGCTAATGCATTACGTAAATGTGCTTGTGCTTCTTCAAGTGATTTTTCAACTGAATTAGATAGTGCCATTATTTTTATTTACCCAACAAGGTTTGCATAAGGAATTTTTGTATCTTTTCTCAGATGGAACATAGCATCCAACCTGAGGTGCCTGATTCGCTGGAACCATTCTACCACATCCAGAGCATTTTGTCTCCCACATTTTCATAATGTTCTCTCTAATCTATTTGTTGCTTGATCTGGGAAGTCTCTAGGACGACTATCACCAGCATTATCAGTTCTAGCAGAACCTTCGTTTGCTTTCATAGTATGCTGAAAGTTTGCTCTCTTGTATCTCAACCCCAGTGGATCAGGCATCCAATATGTTACCTGCCAATCTTGATCAGGACATAATTCAAGATGCTTCTCTACTGAGTGATTGAAACTACCCATTTGAACGTGTCCATCATGAGTGACACATCTACCATCGCCATCAGGAACTAGAAAAAGTTGTTTCATAGCACTTCTTGCTCTGGGTTGAGATTTTTCACGAATTGCTCAGGATCCTTTTCTGACTTGTGAACCCAATGATAGCGCATCATCTCGTAAATAGGATCCCACATGGGGATACAGACATAATCCTTCATGTATGTCTCGCAGCAAGTTCCTTAAGTTCCTTTGCTGTGAGTTTATCTAATTGCTCTGTAAAGTGGTCCAGTAGCAATTGTTTGTATTGTTTCTTAGTCACGTTGTCTCCAATCATCAGGTTTGTCTTGCTGAAACCAATTCTTGATATCGTCAGCATCAGTGAATCCCTTCTTATGGTTGGATGGGTCGGGATCACCTAAACCCATTCTATTCAAAAAATCGTCTGTGCTACCTTCTTCAATTTTATATGTGATTTGCCTACGTGCCATCTTTAACATTTCATTGGCAGTTGTGTTTGCCTTTGCTAATTTGTTCGCCCAAATCATATCAGATAATTTTACTTCTTCCCCATTTGCAATGCATTTACAGATAAATTCCAGTCGTAGTCTGTATTGAGTTGATAGCATGTCAGTCTCGGAGTTTTAGTTCTAAATCTTCAAGTTTATGATATTCAGCATGTGCTTCTTCTTGACGAATACAAATAATATCCAGAATATCTTCCATGATTATATTGTTCTCAACGTAATCGTCAAGATACTTGTTAAGTGCTTCTTTTAAATATCGATATCTATGCCACTCAGGACTATATGGTTTGTAATGCATAATGAAGTATCATTCAATAGTATTTAGAGTCACAGTAACCCTTGAACCCTTACAGAGTCATCCTACTCGTTTTGTGAGGATTTGTCAAGCTCGACTTTTTTAGGTATTTTTGGACAGAGAAAATTTTTCGAGTTTTACGTAATCAATTCAAGAAAATTGATTTACCTGTCATGGTGACAGCAGTCTTACCAACGATGTTGACGTTGGTGCTGTTAAAGATCGATGCTCCAACAAATGTAGCATTAAAGAACGATGCACCTTTAATTTCAAGCGAACCTTTCAATGAGGAACCTAGGTTCATTTTATATGCTGCAGGTGGTTCATCAAGGTTCACTGACTTACCAATGACAGTCAAATCCTTCAAACCTCTTACAGTGCTAGTATCATCACCATTGATGATTCTTGCCATACCACCTTTAGTAGATTTGAATAACAAGTGACCAAAGTCTGATTCTAGTTGTAGATTACCAGTTGCTCTTAAATTATAGTCACCTTTGATGACTTGGTTGACTGTTCCAATAGTATTGAAAGATGTTGATGCACCTATCTGATCTTTCTGGTTGACTGAAAACTCACCTGATCCATCAACATAAAAACCACCACTAGTAGTAAATCTAGTGAATGATGAATCCATATTAATATCAGCAGCAGTAACATTTACTTTACCTTGACCTTCAGCAGGTTCTATGTTAATATTCTCTCCTGCGCGTAAAGTTAAATTATTGACTGCATTTAGTGTAATGTTATCTCCTTTGATTCCAACATCACCACCTTGTGATTCGATGGCAACATCACCTTCAACGTATATAGAATATGGTGATGTCTTTGTAGTGCTTCCATCTTCTTCTTTAGTCTGCTCATCATCATTACCACGAACATGTAGAGCATAGGTGTCAGTTTTTTCGTGGTGATCTTTAGCATGAATGACTACCTTACCACCACAACCTGACTGTCCAGGTTTACCTGTTGCCATGACGATGTTACCATTCACATCGAAGTGGAACATCGATTGACCATTAGTTAAAATGAAACCTGTAGATCCATCCTTGTTTGTATAGGTTCCCATTGTCCACCCATGTTTGGTGGCAATTACATTAAAATCTTCATTACTAAACTGACCTTCTTCGGGCGCATCAGCACCTTCAGGTCTTGCTGGACCATTTTTTTGTAGTTTCTTCTGTTCAGAACTTGCTTTTTGTTCTGTTGCTTTCTCTTGTGACATTATGGACAATCAACGTAAGATCCAGTTCCAATCTTGGCGTAACCTTTACGCTCAAGTTCATTACTATCTAGGCAAACCATGTTAGGTAAGAAACGAGCACCACCGCCTCCACCACCTAATAGTGTGACAGTAGGCATGTCTGTATAACGCTTGCTTCTGTCAAGTGTTCTAATACTGACGACAAATCCTCTTTGATCGATAATTGCCTCTGCAATATCTTTCACGCCATTGATCAGAACAACGGGTGCTTCAGTGTATCCACTACCAGGAGATAGCAGAGTGAAAGAATCAACGACACATTGTAGATTGTTTTCGTCAGCTGTATTAGGGACATAGTTGATACCTTGTCTAGTGACTCGGACTTCAGTAACAAACCCTTTATCATTGAGCAGAGCAACAGCACCAGAACCATATCCATCGCCAGTGATGATGATCTGAGGTGCAGTCTGATATGGTCCACCAGGAACTTTAATAGGAATCTCTACAATAGCACCAGTGTTATCAGTAACAATATCACCAGCAATTGGTTTCTTGATTGTGAAGTCATCATCATTATTATCATCTATTACTTCATCTTCCTCACCACCTGCTTCAGTGATGCTAAATGATGTGCTAACCCCTTTGCTTGCAAGAATAATAGTTGCATTCTCGATACCCTCAACAGTGCTATCATCCTCAATACCAATGACAAATGCAGCAGCACCATTTTTAATGACTAGAGTTCCAGATAGTGTTCTACTTACAAAGTCTTCTGCTGTAATGCCACTACCAATAATGTAGTAATCAACCTCAGTATTATCAGCAACATATTGTGTAGTTACTGTGACTAGAACATCTTCTCCTTCCTGATATGAATTCTTATCTGTAGTAAGATTCCAAACAGCAACCTGTGATGGATCTGGTGATACTGGATCATTAACATCACTATCAATTGCAACATCAGTAGAAGTCGTTAATGGAAATTCTTCTGTTGTTCCATCATTATCTGTATCTAATATGATTGGAGTTTTTGTAGTAGCAGTAAAGATCAGTAGTTCTGGTGCTTGTTCTACTTCCTCATCTGTTGCAAGAACAACAGAAACTGTAGCAGTATTATTTGTAACAGTGAACTCTCCCGTGAGAGACCCATCGATGTCACCCTGTGTGATAGTAGGACCAGACAGTTCATAATCAAACTGAGTTCCGTCAGGAATGTTGACACCCGTTAGATTGTAAACGATAGTGTCTCCTTCATTGTATAGATTACTCTCTGTGTATACTTCAATGAATGGTTCATTGCCCAATGGTAGGGTAGGCAAACCATCATCATCAGGATCAGGGAATATAATTGATCCGTCATCAGGTAAATTGTCTTCATCAATAGGATCATCGTCAAAATCTTCGTCAAGATCTATCTCTGGAATTGGGAAGTCGATAACAGCATCACCAGATGGTGGTGTGTTTTCTGGAGATGGTGAGAGATCATCTGGAACACCACCAACAAATGAAATTTCGGTAGGTTTTTTACTAGGAACTTGTTTTGCTTCATCACAAATAAATGCAGACTCATCGCCGACTCCTGATTCAAGTGCCTTCAGCAGTTTATCAAGCGAGTCATCTTCTTCGTTACCACAGTCTGTGCATTTCTGTTGGATTGGTTCACACTTCTGTCCAGGTCCTGTGCAGGTGATTCCCAGTAGTTTCATGAACTTATTGATGATTCCACCAATGAAGTTCAATGGTGCAGCAATTGCTTCTAAAATTGCTTGGATAGGTGCAAGAATTACATTGACAAGTTCATCAAATTTAGCAAGGATCTCATTCAGAATGCCATCAACTAGTGTGTCTATAAAACATGCAGCATTATTGAATACATCTTGAATGAATCCCATCAACAGATCAGTGATGAATCGTGCAATAGTATCAGTGATGTCTGCGATACTACATCCTAATGCTCCAAAGATATCATCAAAGATTTTCTTAACTGTCTTGAGTCTGTTGCTCTTCTCTGTGATAGGTTTGAATGCTTTATCTGGATCTGCGAGTGGTCCAGTGTTACCTACTACTGCCTCTGTTGTTAGTAGAGTTTTATTCAGAAAATCAATAGCACCACGCAGTGCCTTTGTGATCTCTGTCTTTCCTCTAGCAATGAAACTCTTGACTAGTCTGACTACACGACTAATATGATATCGTGCTTGTCCAACACCATTATAAAGAAGACCATTGATCTTACTGACATAGAAGTCACCAATGTTTCCTCCTGATGCTTGGTTAGCAGCAAGAAGATCACCAACGATTCTAGTCAGACCACTACGAAGATTATTCTCTTGTCCACAGTTAGGGTTAGCAACAACAATACAACTCTTACCACCAGTGGGGTTAGTTTCACTGTGCTTTGCATATGCTGCTAATAATATAGGTGGAGCACCATCTTTCAGATCTGCTTTATCTGCATCAACAACACCCTTGTCTGTGTTAGCACCGCTCTTGTTCTTACCACTCTGGGTATCTGCAGATCGATTTTGCTTTGGATTAGTCTTAGGATCAATGACAGGTTTGAAGTTTAGTGGAGCACTTGGATTGTCATCTTGGAATGAATCTTTAGTAGCACCTTTGACACCACCAATAGAACCCATGATGACAGGTTTCTGCTTGTCATTATCCAGGTAGAATCCAACAACAAAACAACCACGTTGCAGTCCAGGAGATGCACCACCAGTGCCACCTTCAATGAACGGTGTAGTCACAGGCATCATGATGTGCGCCCATGGTAGTTCCTGTGTAGATGTAGCATTGTCACCTGTCTTCAGGTGTTGTCCAATGATACGCACACGATATCTACCAGACCTTTTAGGGTCGTCCTTTTTGTTGGTCTCTACCTGACCGATCCACCAGGAGAATCCGTCAGAACCAATCTGGTGTATGGGATACAGTGATGATAAAGATTGATCCATCTTTTAATAACTCCTACTCTTATTTAACCTTGGAGGTGTATTCTTTAATACCCATGGTGTCACGAATGAGTTCCAAGTTGGTGAAGAACTTAGGTTCTCCACTATCAACAATGAATGAAAAGTTGTGAGACAATGCAGCAATTAGATAAGTGCCACTTGCCTCCTCATCATATGGTTGTTCCTCTCTCAGTTGCTCTGCTACCATGTTAGGTAGCATAATCTTAACCTTATCTCCTACCTTCAGGTCTGAGTTGCCAGCGATCTCAATCTGAACTCGGTGAGTATCCATCAAGTATCTTCTACCAATAGACTGTGCAGTATAATATTTTGCATAGTCTGGGAACTGTGTATCACCACCCTCTTCTGGGTTAGCAACATCTTCTCCGCTATACCATGCCTCATGGTCTAGCAGGATACTCATAACTCTGCTAGGTCTTGATGCTAATTGTTTTTGATACTTTGCTAGTGTTACCTGACTACCAAGATGCGACATGTTATTGAATGTCTTTGCCATGTCATAGGTATACTCTTCATACTTTTGAGAAGAGATATCAAAGTAACACATATGTGTAGAATATATTCCGTTGTTTAACTTCTCCGACATGTCGATGTCACCATCGAATGCATAGTTCTCAATGTTATAGTATACCTGATCAGGTGGCATACCAGCAGATGGACGTGAGTAGTATGTTTCTACTGGTGGAGTGCCGCCGAAAGAATCTGTCCCATCTGAGCATAGTCTATCCATAGATTGAAAGATGAATCCATCTTTGTTCTCAAAGAATAGATAACCTGCTGTTCCTGATGACTTCTTCTTATTATTACCACCTAGTTCTGATTCGCTCTTAGTATCATCAACACCACCACCTTTGTTGAACTTGGTTGACTTTGATACTGTCTTATACATCAATGATTGCACCAAAGCATGGCACTTCTTACCATTAGGGAATATACTCATCTTGAATTGAGATTCTTCTGCAAACAATTCTTTATCAGTCTTCAATACATTCTTAAGAACATCCTTAACAATTGCTTCTGAGTTTGCTTTATATTTTTCTGTTACTCTAGAAGTATCATTCTCCAGACCTTCCTTAGATATAAGCACTAAAGTATAATATTGCATGTTCCTTTCAACAGATCTGTTTACGATCTTCTGAACCCTCATCTTATATTCTACTGCTTCCTTTCTAACGTTGATTAGTTTAACAATAACTTCCTCTCCACCTTGTATAGGTAGGTTACCAATAAAGTTTTGTCCACTGTCAACCATCAGCATGTTTGCTGTAACAAATGGTTGATAGATATCCTCATAGTAAGAGAACATTCCAACTGCTTTAGTAACATCATACTGGACGCCATCAACGTCAGCAATGACTACTTTCTGAGGTTCAAATTTCTTAACTGAGTTTGACATTACGGCATACCTCCTAGTAATGACATTGATGCGTTAGGGTTTCTCACTGGGAGATTAGCGCCACCATTGCCTGAGTTATCAGGTGCTGCTGCTGGCGCTGGTGCTGCAGGAGCAGGAAGAACAATTGGTTCTAGGGTTGCTGGTTGATTTGATTCTGGTGTTGCTGCAGCAGGTTGGGGTGTCTGTGCTGATGGACTTGCTACAGCAGTTGGTTGAACTGCTGTTGGTGGAGCAGTAGGTGTGAGGGTCCCACCAACACTAAAGACAGATGATGCAACACCAGAACCATCAACAGGACCAGATGATCCATCTGGATAGTATTCAAAGTGTAGGTGAGCACCACTAGTAGGACCAGCACCAGGAGTTCCAGGTTCTCCACCAGTTTTACCAAGGAATGCTCCAGCATCAACACGCTGACCAGCAGACACTGCTACAGCACTCAGGTGTAAGTATCTAGACTTAGATCCATCATCATGCTGAATATATACTTCACCATTGTTACCAATAGCAGGAGCAGTAGTAGCAATAACTTTTCCTGGTCTCTTGATAGAGAGTTTGGTTCCTTGTGGTGTGCGGTAGTCAACGCCTAAGTGATTAGTAGAAGCACCAGGAATACCAGTATTACGAGGACCAAAAGGTGATGAGATTCCATATCCATCAACAGAACCACCACCACTAATTGTTCCTCCACCTATAGTAGATCCAGGTGTGACTCCAGGTGCTGTTTCACTACCACCACCATTAGATCCACCACCTTTACCTTTACCTTTACCTTTGCCGATACCTCCGAGTCCTTTCGCTGAAGCACCACTACCAAAGAATGCAGTAATTAGATTAGCAGGCAATCCGAATGCTGTAGCAGCAGGAACAAACATCCTCGACAAAACTGGACGGAATAGTTTGGAAACTCCACCCATGTTGTTGATAACATTACCAACCGTTGACATAAGCAGAGCACCTGCTGCCATGGTAGGTAGTTGCATCACCTTAGCAAAAGGATCTGCTTTCTTTACATTATCTTGATTAGTTTTGACTGCTTGTGTCAGTTTGTTCTTTGGGATAACTGCCTGTCCCGTGGTTGGATTGTCAACAATACCACCACTTGCAAACTTTATTGGTGATGACTCCATTCTTGGAGCAAATCCACCCTGTCCAAATTGACCACCACGATCACCAGCACCTTTTGCTGCCCATGGTGTAGCAGAGTTCATCGGTTGTGGTCCGACAGGAGCAGTGTATTGAGTCCTACCTCTACTCACGCCACGAGACGCGCTTCTGCGCCTGCCACGCTTGCCGAACATACCTAAACCAATACCACCCCCTCGGCGACCACCACGTCTTCTCCTGCCACCACGACGCCTACGACCACCAAAACCAAGCAGATCACCAGCAAGGTCAAGCAATCCACCACCTAGTCCCTTGAGAGTGGATCCCTCTCTGCTATTGTCAATACCACTATTGCCAGCAGATCTGTCTCTACCTTCTGCTATTGATTCTGCTCTTGCTTTTTTTGCATCAGCAGAATCTTCTTTCTGCTGCTCCAGTTGCTGCTCAGAAATCTTTACTTGTTCTTCTTCAATCTTATTGTTCTTAGAGAAGAACCTTCTGATACTACCTACATTTTTACTGAGATTTACTACAGTTTTAGGTGTCTGATCTTTCTGTTCTACGTTTTTTAGATCATCTACTTTCTTAGAAAGAAGACTAATCTTCTCAATGATACCAGTAGCAAATGATCCTAATACACCACCATCTTGAGATGTTTTTGGTGCCTCTGGTGGTGCTCCAGGTGGTGTTTGTTTATTACCTGCTGGTTGTGCTCGCAGGAGTGCTTCAAATCTTTTCTTCTTATCTAATGCTGGATCATCCTGATCATCAGGACTCATCTGGAAGAAACCTTTTGTTCTTCTTCTCAGATCTCCACCGAACTCAGTGCCCAGTGCTTTCTTTCCAATAAATCCAAATCCTTGAGAATTTAAATCTTCTTGTCTCTTCTGTAAATCTTTTAGTTGCTGCTTCTCGTCTTCAGTCTTATCTTCTTTTTTGTTTAGTGAAGTAATTTCATCAGTTAATCTTTCTTTCTCTCCATCACGCTGGCGTCTTGCTGTTGCTGCCATCGTGAGAGCACTACCAATCTTCCCGCCAATAGCACCAGCGAGATTTCCATATTGTGGTGCTTCGTAACTCTCGGTGCCTGCTGCCATGCTCGACCTTTTTCTTTAAATTTTTGCGGAGATTTTTTTTCGGAATTTGTGTAATTGTATAGTGAAATTTGTTTCACCTATGTATTTATCAGTTATTTTGTAACCTCGCTGCCTTCAAGTCAGCAAGAGTTGTTTTCTCTCCTGTTTTATCATAAAAGAAGCGAGCCATATGTCCACCACCTGTATCAATATTTTTTCGGTAACCAATAGGTGTAGAAGTTCCTGCATAAATGATAGGTTGAACAGTTATATGACTTTTCTTGTTAGATTCTGCGAGTGCTGCTGGCATTGGTGGTGCCTGAATCACAGGACCAGGACTCTCTGGTGTATGCCCACCATTTTCTGCTGCAGCAACTGTTGGTGCTGGTGGTCCTATCAATTCAGGTGTTGCACCTACTGGTCCAGGACTTTCTGCATTGTGTCCTCCATCTTCATCACTACTTTCACTTGCAGGGACAGGTGTTGATGGTGGGGGAGTCATCGATGGAGTAGTTGCTCCTTTATACTCCGCAACATTATTAAGAATGTCTTGAGCATATCCAAAACGACTACCCTCTTCACTGTAACCTTCATATGCTTTTACGAATTGCATATGTTCTTGGACATTATTACCTTTCATTTTTTTCAGACCAGAGTCGTATTGGTTGCCCTCAACAATAGTATATTCTAACTGTGCAAAGAAGTCTCCAGGTTCTTTGCTGTTTGCTGCTGCCCATTCTTTATACTTAATCCATCTTGCGCCAGATGCAGCATCATCTCTCCACTGTGCTAGACCCCATGCACGTCCACCATCTCCATTAGCAGCAGGATTTAATGTAGATTCTTGCATCAAGTTACCAACCATGTAAGCAGCACCAGAATCTGAGAATCCTTTTGACTTATAGAATTGGAATGCAACCTTCGCTCTCTCTTTTACATCACCAGATGGAACATTGACTGGGGTTACCGCCCCAGGATTATTGCTAGTCATTGATTCTTGTGATTTTACACCTTCAGCATCACCTCCTGTTCCAGGGATGTTAATACCTACGTTCTTACCAACAGACTTAACAGCATCGATACCCTTGCCGACAACTTCACTGACGTTAAACTTTGCAATGCCAAACAATCTTTCTAATGTTCCAATCTCTTGTTGGATGTATGGTTTTGCTGGACCAGAAATTAGACTAGTTACATTCTGTGTGATACCTAAGATGAATGGCAGTGCAGACATCGATGTGTTCTGAACCGATGATACTTCATCAACTACCTTCCTACCTTCAGTAGAACTCAGACTAAACACTGCCTCAGGTCCTGCTTCACCTGCCATAACACCACCCGATGCTAGTTTTTCTGGCGGTTCTTCAGAAGCAGGATCAACTGATGGTGGTGCTTTCTCTGTTCCTGCAGTCGCAGCAATGCCACTTCCGCCGCCAGTGACTGCATCATAGATAGAACCACCAACTAGGTCGCCAACAATACCACCAGCAATCGTGCCGACACCAGGGATAGGAATCAGTGTGCCTAATGCACCACCAAGTGTGGCACCAATTGCTTTTGCTGCTGCTCTACCTAATGGTTCTCCCATTGCAAGGGACACAACAAAGTCAATCAATCCACCAACAATAGGAATGCGTTTGAAGATAGGACGCAAGAATCCAAGAACTGCTCTCGATGAGATAGCACCTGCTGCTCTGCTGACTACTGATTGAGAGCAGTTCTTGGATTCTTGC